TCACTTAGAATATTTTTCCTGAATCGATGGCCTGTCGAGGGTGGGAGACACCTTCGTTTTGCGGTCGTAAACCAGTACCTGACTCTCAGTTTTATGTCCGCTGAAGAGCTGCTTGTCCCGACTGCTACCTTCGTAATCTGAGATCCCCTTAGCTTTCAGATCGTGAAACGTGCAGTCGAGCGCGTACCCTAGTTTTACCGATGCTTTCTGCCTGGCATCCTCCCAGTGATGGCTGAATCCCCGCTTACCAAATCCGCTGCCGTGCGTACCCTGAATTACGCATGAGCCGGCATTATTCGGCGTAGAGAAGGTCTTTGCCAGCTCGAACGCCTGCCGCAGCCGGTCTGTCCACTGCTTGATTTGGGCGACGCTGTTTTTCCCCTGCTGGATAAAGATTCCCTCCGGAGTGACCTGGCGCCACTGGAGTTCCAGGACGTCAGCCTGCCGGGCCGCACACAAGTAAGCTATTTCCATCGCCACGCGGGTAACGGCATCGCCTTCCTGGTAAATGGCTTCGTATTCCGCATCGGTGATATAACGTCCGCGGGCTACGGATTTGAACTTGCTTACTCCCTGGCAGGGATTCCCCTTCACCATACCCCTCTCATATCCCCAGCGATAAACGCGCGACATACTGCTCATTTCATGATTGGCCTGGGTTTTACTCTGTACTCCTCGGCGATCCATGAATTTCCTTATATCCTCCGTTTTTATTTTATCAGCCGTTATTTTTCCAAACACAGCCAGCAATTTTTTCTGGTGCTGTAAATAGTCTTTTTGGGTGCGTGGTTTGAGGTCGAGATAATACGCACTCTTTAAAAATAACCCCCACAGCTTGCTGAAGGTCATCAGGTTGCTTTGTTCGTCCAGCAGTGCCTCATACTTTGCCCATAGCTGTGATATGGGCAAAGTAATGGGGCCGATGGTGATGCATTCTTTGGATGTAGGCTTGTAGTAATAGCTGTACTTATTCGCGTAAACGCGTGGGGGGAGCTTATTATCCCCCGGGTTTAATCTTTTTCTTCCCATATTAAATTGCGTCGAAATTAGGGCGCTCTTCTTCAACGATTACCTGTTGCTGAATACCGGATAGCGCGGCATTAACATGCGTCCATGTCACGCGCGGCTTGCCATCCCGGCGGCGCACAAACGAAATACCTGCACGCGCTAATGCCTCGCACTGTTTTGACTGGAAGCGGTAGCCGGTCAGTTCTACCAGTTCATCGTCATTGAGCAGATCGTTTTCTCTGGTCATGGACACTCTCCTGTAGGGAGGGTTACCCCTCCCTGCTTTGTTAGGCGACGTACTCGGGTTTCATGTCGTCCATGGTGATCCGGAACTGGCCGTACAGATCATCACCAAGGTGTCGTTTCGCCGCGGTCAACGTCTGCTCTACCGCCGCAAAACGCTCATCGGCATCCGGTTCGTCCGGCTGCGGCAGGCTGTTGATAGCAGCCTCGACTTTGTTCTGCGCGTCAACCTGGTAATAACGCTTAACCGCTTTGTTTTTCAGCTCAGTGAACAGCGCGTTACCCAGCAGCGCCTTCTGCGACTCGATGTCGGCGCGGATCGCTTTTGCCTGGTCTACGGTGCCGGCGCTTTCGATTCGGTCGCGCAGCTCGTCGGCCATCGTGTTGACGTTAGCCGCCGACTCATGCGCACTGTTGGCTATTTCCGATGCGTGATGTGCGTCGGTTTGACCTTGGGCTGCACTGTCAGGAGTCTCAGAGTTACTGGCAGCGTTTAATGTGGCGCTTAGCGGTGAGTTACCGCTTAACTCAAACCAGTCTTCCACCCCAGACATGCCATCACGCAGGCTCTGGTAAATCTTGCGAAGCTGTAGGAACTGCGCAGGGCGTATGGATTCAATCCGACGCTGAATGCGCTTCTCAATCTGCGCCTGCGTTACGCTAAACTCAGTGAGGAACGTACCAAGCAATTTTTTGATATTCTCCGGAGAGACATCGACAGTTGAGCTTTGCGTAATTTCACACTGACGCACAGCTGCTTCCGTGACATCGCCGGGGATAACTCCCAGAATGCAGGCGCGGAGGCGTCGTGAACCCTGGTTTGCAACCATCTCGTAAATATCACGGGAGTCAGTTAGCACCTTCCTGCCCTTTCTGGTGTCGCGAACGTGTGGGACTGTGAAAGTTTTAACCTGACGGACGTTGGTTTCCACGTCCCAAGCGAAAGCCTCAACAATAGAGGCGTTATTTCGCTGTTCTAATTCGCGTATACCAAACTGGATATTCCCCCAGTTTTGAGCCATTGCCTCTGCAAGCCGGATGCTGGGCCCGGTAACCTCAGTGCCGCCACGGTTATAGCTATAAAGCGCGGAGTCCGCCAGAGTTTCGCGTGTACAGGCTTGGAGTATCTTGTCCATTGCAGCAATTGAATCTCGCGGAAATTTTTTGGCGATAACGAGTGATGCCTGAACTTCTTGAATTGCTCGTTCTTGCTCGACAGCAACGAGGCTATTCCCGGTATTAGCTTGCTCACGGTTGCCGAATGGGTTAGATATAGTGTTGTTCATCATTTTTCCCCTTATGCCTGCACGCGCAACGACTCAAGACGGCGCACGTCAAAATCATTCAACTCTTCGGCGTAGTCTTCTGTGATAGGCGCCGGCCATTCGCCAGTGTCGAACCCGTTAGCTATCGCGCGCATTGCTTTGCGGTATTCCAGCATGCCCAGCTCCAGCAGTTCGGCTGATGCCTCAATGATCGCGATCCAGTGGTAGTTCTCGTCTTTGTTAACGAAAATCCAGAAGAACTGGTCGAGCGCCGCAGTCTCGCAGTACATCGCAGCGCTCAGGTGGTAGTCGCGGTCGATGATTTCCCGGTGCAGTCGGGAGCGAAGGCCCTCCTGCTTAACGTTCCACATGCTAATTGTTTTCAGGTCGGCACCGATGCGCAGGCCGCCCATGTCGATTTCAAGGTCTGGCCGCACGCGGACTTCCAGTCCGGTCTCTTCGTCGAAACCGAAATAGCTGACTTCGACAGCACGGCTCGGGTGCGTCAGCAGCTTGCCGGCGGTCGGGTGATCCAGCAGCGCTTTCTGAATAGCGAGGGCAGTGCTCAGCTGCTGGCGGGTCACCAGCACTTTTCCATCCTGGTTATCGCGCCACGCGTCCAGCAGTTCGTCTGCGAACACCGCGCTCGGATTGACCGACTTAACCGCCTGCATCAGATCAGCCTTTGTGCCTGATACTTTCAGCGGCTGCGCTTTCTGCGCCTCTTGAGCGACCAGGTCCGGGTTGATCAGCGCCAACTGCTCCAGCAGCGCGTCACGGCTGCCGCTGGTTTTAACCTGGGCGGGCAGGGTGGCGTTGTACTCTTTGATGCAGGCCTTCATCGCGGCGGCCGTCTGCTTCTGACCCTCATCGATGCGCTGGAACTCCGCCGGCAGAGCCATGTAGCTCTGGCCGGTTTCTTCGGCGGATGCGCCGAGCGGTACCTGGGCGGGCAGGGTGGCGTTGTACTCTTCCAGCAGCGCTTTGATTTCGTCAGCGCTCAGCAGCGGCGGCAGGCTGGCGTTGTGCTCGTCGATAAACTCGCGGATAGTCGCCGTCGTGGTGAATGCGCCTTCCGGGATCTGCGGCTCGATGCTGAATTCTTTATCGAGAGTGTCCGGCTGCAGCGCCAGCGCGTGCACCAGGTTACCCATGTCGAGCACCGCCGAGCGCTCTTTCTGGATGGTCTTTGCGACGTGGCGCGCGTTGAAATACATCAGGCTGACGCGGGCGTCTTTCACCTGCGTGCTGCTGATGCCGTTGGCTGCATGGTAGACTTCGTTAGGCACGCCCTCATAGCGGCCAGGCTCGAAATATTCCGGCCAGGCTGGCGCCGCACCTTCCTGTGTTTCTTCTGGCGAAGCGTTGTCTTCTTCCGTAGTTGACGCTACCGGCGCAGCTTCTTCCTGAACCGCTTTAGCCAGGTTTGGCGCTGCCGCGGCGAGAATTTCGGCACCAATGCTTTCCGCTATTACGGTATCTGCTTGCGGATCAGCTTCATCAGCGCTTTCGCCTGCTGATACCGCATTATCAGTCGCGCTTTCGGCGTCGACAGTCTCTTCCATCTGCTCATTACTGGTGTCCTCGGTTTTTGCTGGGGTCATCAGGCCGTCAATGGAGAAGATGCCGCCGCCGACATTGCCGATTTCTGGCTGTGATTGCTGGGCCTGGCGACCCGCGCGCGGATCGTCCTCCCACTCCGGATAGCCCTTCGAGCGCTCCCCGTTTTCGTAGATGCCGTTGGTCGCTAACCACTCGCGTGCCCAGGAGCGCAGCTCAGAGGTGGTTTCGGCGCCGTTCCACGGAATGTCGCGAGTTACGCCAAAAATACTGCTGGCGTCGTAATCCATGATGTCGGTGATTTTCCCGATAACCTTGAGCGCTTTGGCATGAACTTCCTCTTTGCGATCTGCAAGCTCTTTGGCGCCGACCAGCTGCGGCCGGCTAATTTTTCCGGGCTGGGCTTCCGGATAGAGCAGAGCGATTGCGATCTCGATGCTGAGGTTAGTCATATTCTGTGCCACAGCGCGCTTATAGATTTCCGCCGTCGGCGCGTCATCCTGCGCTTGAGATTCCACTTTTGAGATTCGGTTGCCGGCAGCCCACTCGCGCACCAGGACGCCGCGGTCGATGTGCTCGGCGGCCAGCCAGATTTTGGTGAACTGCAGCACCAGCGACAGCTCGTGGCGCTTATCCGAGGCGAATACCTTTTTGATGGCGTCGGTGTACTTCCACAGGCTCGCCAGGTCGAGCGTCTTCAGCTCGTCGCAGCTCTCGGCAGCCAGAATCAGGTTCTGGACGTACCCGTTGTCAGTGTCCATTTCGAGTGCGGTGATCTCGGCATTTTCTGCGCGAGTAATCTGATGGCGCACAGCGTCGGCGGAGAACTGCGCTAGCAGTTGCTTGCGGAACGGCAGCTGCGCCATGCCGTAGGTGGTGTTTGCGCCGTCGTGCTTGCTGATTTCCAGGCCGTTTTCAACGACTGTTCCAGTGGTGGTCTCTGGCTTCGCCTTTGGCTCTTCCTTCGCCTTCGGCAGCCAGGTCCGGCCGTCTTCCTGCAGCTCATAGCGACCGCACCAGGTCAGGTCTACCTCTCCCTCTTCAGGCAGATCGTCAACGACGGGAAAGTCGGTGCGGGCCGGTTTGTTGTAGTCCTGGCCGCGGCCAGTTTCGATGCCTGCGTCTTCAAGGGCAACATCCAGCTGCAAGTTGGCCCGCGCCTCGCTTTTGGCCGTGAACCACACGACCGCATCAGGCTTGCCGGACTTCTGCGTCGCTCTCACTACGTTAAAAAATTCCATAGGACCCTCGTTTTTGGGTGTTAGAATGCCCGGGCCATTGATAGCGCCCATGGGGTGTTCATTGGTTGGTGTAATTTCCGGTGCGACTTGGCGGTATCACCGGACGTACAGGCCCGCTTCGGCGGGTTTTTACGTTAGGCCTCGTTGGCCATCTGGTCGTATTGACCGCACTGCTTAGAGCAATACTTCCTTTCCACAGGCTGCAGCTGCGAGCCCTGAATGATGAGGATCGTCATCTTGACTTCCTGACCCTCTTCGAGCGGTTTGCGGCAGTACGCGCATTTCTTAAGCATTTGGATCCCCCTTCTGCGCCAGCAGATAGCAGAGCCGGCGAACAGCAGCGCCGCAGCGGCCAAGACGAATGGCCTGTTGGCGTGCCGGTTTACGTGCGAAATCAACCATAATTTCCTCCCGTTATGCCTGTCTTTTCACCACTTCAGGCTCGGTGGTATGCTGGAGCTTCCACACAACCAGCAAAGAGAAACTATGAAAAAAGAAGATAAGGCCTGGCTCCTTTCAGTTGCCTACGCCACCACCCAACCAGATGACGTCACTCCGGAAGAGTTTCTTGCCGAAGTAGAGCGCTCTGAAGTTGATTTCCTCTCCCTTCTATCCAAAAGAGAAGAGGAAAAAAGCGCTGAATCTATCAAGCTTTGGGAGCAATTAGGCTCTTCAAACTAATTGCTGAAATAGCGGCATTAACCACAGTTGCTGCCGCTTCTTTAACCTCAGCATCAGGCCTTCCGCACTTCACCTTCTCTGCCACCACCTCAAGAACGGTGGGTAAGGTCTTCTCAATAAGCAGCAACGCAATGTCTTTGCTGCAAAGCTGACCGTTTATCACCACTAAATCTTTGCTTTCCACGTGTGCCTCGCTTATCGCTGCCGTCTTCCCGGCTGCCAGAACGTTGAAACCTGCTGCGCGTTGTGCGTTGTTGATGAGGTAACTATGCGATAGAGAATAATTTTAGTCAATAGAGACTTTATAAAAATATTCCTATGAGGATTTTTTGCGTAATTCTTGTGGGGATTTTTTTGCTTGAATACTGAGTTTCAGGATGTACACTGTATTTGCATACAGTATTTTTGAGGTTAGTATGTTGGGAGGGGTTTATGGGGTTTTTGTATGTGAGGATGGGGCCCGGGAGATATGCAAGCGCCCAGGCATCAGATCGGAGGGTTGTCTACTTATTCAATTCAGGAATAAAAACTTGGACGATCGCACCTATGATTGAGCTCGAATCTGAAACTGGGGCCAATGGAACCCTTGCGTCATCTACCGACAAAAAGCCATCTCCGTCACCCCCAATGTGATAACGAAAAACGGATACTGATTCTTTAAGCCTCACCAATACGAGATCATCAGCTGACGGGGTTGTTTTTGGATCCACGATGACTATCGACCCGGCCGGAGTTTGCGCTATGCCGGTTCTTGCCCGAATAACATATGCCCGGAAGTGTTCTGGTAACTCGCTAAACCAGGATAGGTAGTCGCCAGTAAATCCCTCCGCGTCATATACCCTTACGTTCTTCGAAACATCGATGGGCTGTAATGGTTGGGTTGACTCTCCAAAAATCGAGCCTGAACCATTAATCAGCCAATCAGCGCTAACCCCTAAGGCAGCAGCTAATTTACCTGAGTGGCGAGACGTCTCGCTATCCCCACGAAGAATTTTAGATATGGATGACTGCGGTACCCCTGCCTGCTTTCCGAGTTCGGTCTGGTTAGTTTTGCCAGTCGAACTCATGGCGTAAGCCAGTCTTTCTTTCAGTGTTTTCATACCCCGAAAAATATTCCCTAAAGAATTACAAGTCAAAGTCTCGTAAGACTTGATCATTTAAATTCCCTAACGCATAATCACTTAAAAATTATGCAGAGGAGAATTTTTATGAGCGTCATCATTAACGAGGCAATTAAGCGCGCCATCGTAATCGCAGGTTCTCAAACTGAGCTGGCTAAAAAAACAGGCGTAAACCAGTCAACCGTTAGCAAGTGGCTTAATGGCGCTGAAATCGGTTCTCGGTTTATCAAGTCAATCGTAATTGCTACCGACGGTCAGGTTAGCGCATCAGAAATTCTCAATTCAATTACTCACCGATAACACCAGGAGTATCACTAATGGAGAAGTCAATCGCACGCAAGTTAGAACCGCCGATCCTCAAACCGGCTGAGATAGAAAGCATTTTGCTCAACCGTCTTGCATCGGTCGGCCAGAAGGCTTACGCGGAGCACATGAGCATCAGTGAGTCTGCCGCCAGCCGGCGGAAGTCTGACGGCCACTTCACTGACATGGCGCGGGAGCTGGCGTTCCTGGGTGTGCAGGCGGCGCCGCCGGAAGCGGTGCTGGTATCGCGAGAGTACCTGGCGTCGGTAGAGACACTGGCGGACATAGGCCTGAAGGCTGAGCGCGCGCGGCCGGGGCCGCTGGGGTGGGATTAGCAATGAACCACATCGAGTTTATCGAAAAGCACGTCCGCGAAGAGCTGATTCGACAGGGGTTTACTGTCGCAGTGGCTCAGGGGGGGGGCATACCAGGCAGTCGATATGTACAAGCGCATGTCACAGGCCAGTCGCAAGGGGAGAATATTTGATGATGTTATGCGCCATGCCAGGGTCTGGGCGGAGAAGCAGCAGCTTCCCTCTGACCGGTTCGAGAAAAAGCGCAGCAAGCGCAATCAGCCGCAGCAAGGGCTGTTCTGAGTGGGTGAAGACCGGAGTGCGCCAACACACCGTGTCTTCGGGTTGTGAACGAGTTGAGTCAATTCACGGGGTGAGTATGTCAAATACCGCTGAAATTATCAATTTTCCAAACAATACCGAACAACCGGGAGGTCGTATGGCCGACCTGTCGAACGGGTATACCAAAATCGCGAACGAGATCCAGCAGCTTAAGCCGCGCCTGCGCATGTCGGGCAGGGAGTGGCAGTGTCTGGAGGCGGTGATTTGGATTACCTACGGCTGGAATAAAAAAAGTGACCGCGTAACTAACACGGTAATAGCTGAGCTGACGGGGCTTAGCGACACGCATGTATCGGACGCACTGAGGTCTCTCGCAGAGCGCCAGATTATCTTCTCGCGCAAGCAGGGCGTGATGAAAACCGTCGGTGTAAATACTGAGCTTTCTGCCTGGATTTTAGACAAACCGAAAACGGGAAGAAAAATCCCGAAATCGGGAAAATCCTTCCCGAAAACGGGAAAAGTCTTCCCGGAAACGGTAGACACCCAATACAAGAACAAGAACAGTAATAAAACCTCTTCGTCCGAGAATTCTGGCGAATCCTCTGACAGCTCAAAAAATAAACCTCCCGTTGTTCGTCCTGATGCTGCGATCCAGAACGGAACCAAGTGGGGTAACTCAGAAGACCTCCGCTGCGCAGAATGGCTCTTCAAAGTCCTGCAGGGCATCGCCCCCACTGCAAAAAAACCGAACTATGCCACCTGGGCGAACGATGTGCGCCTGATGCGCGAACGCGACCACCGGTCCCACCGGGAAATCGCCGTGCTGTTCCAGTGGGCCTGCGAGGACAGCTTCTGGAAGGGCAACGTGCTGTGCCCGGCCACCCTCAGGGAAAAGTGGACACAGCTCGACATCAAGCGGTCCAAGCTGGCCGCCGGCGGCGGTGCTGGGAAACCGGCAATCGACCTGAATAACACCGACTGGATCTACGGGGTGCTGGAATGAGAAACATCGCAGAGAGCATGCACAACCTCGACCGCGAGCAGATGCGCCGCGTTGCTCACAACCTGCCAGAGCAGTACCAGGAGCGCCCGCAGTTGGAGCAGGTGGCCCAAATCATCAACAGCGTGTTTGCGCAGCTCCTGGCGGCGTTACCGGCGGCGCTGGCCAACCGCACGCAGGGCGACCTGGACACCATTCGCGGGCAGTGGACCCTGGCATTTGTCGAGAACGGGATAACCACGATGGAGCAGGTCAAAGCCGGGATGCGCGTCGCGCGCCGCCAGGAAAAGCCGTTCCTGCCGTCGCCTGGGCAGTTCATCGCGTGGTGCCGTGAAAGCGGCGGTGCGCTAGGCGTGACCGTTGACGACATCGTCGGTGAATACTGGCGCTGGCGGAAGCTGGTGTTTCGCTACCCTACCAGCGAGCAATTCCCCTGGCGCGACAAAAACCCGCTGTATTACCACGTCTGCCTGGAGCTGCGCCGCCGCGGCACCGAGGGGCAGCTGAGCGAGAAGGAGCTGCTGCGTGCTGCTGGGGAAATTCTGCACGAGTGGGAAAAGCGGGCACTGGCCGGAAAGCCAACCCCTCCGATCCGCAGGGCGCTGGCTGCACCGACGGCAGCCGCAGGTCCGACGCCTATCGAGCTGCTGCTGGCGAAACGCAATCGCATCGAAGAACAGGGGAGACACTGATGGCTAGCGAAAACCTCTGGAAAATTGTGAACGCGATGCGGGAGCAGGGAGAGATAACGCCAAGAGAGGTGCGCGCGCTGGTGGACTGCGACTGCAAAAAAGCCAATCGCCTGCTGGAGCACCTGGTACGTTCCGGGGTCGTGTCCAACGTTGGTCGACTCTATCACCCGGTTTACAGGCTGCGCCGCGGCGATATCAATCTCAAGCCGATTAAGCCAGCAGCAGAAAAGCCAAAGCGCCAGCGCGTGAGTATCACAGAGCAGTGTCGCCAGAGCTGGCAGGGGTATCAGGTTCATAAAATATTCGGGAGCGCAAAGGCATGAAACCAACATACGAAGAACTGGAGCGCGAACTTCGCGCATACGAAGCCACGGTGAAAAATCTGGAGGCGAGGGTGGCGGCGCTGGCGGCGGAGAATGCGGCACTCAAGTCGTTTGGCGACAAGCTTAATGAAATGCATGAGCGGCTAAATGGCGAGGGTGTAGGAATCCAAGGTCGCGCAGAGGTGGCTTGCGAGCAAATCGCTCTGGAAGCGGCAATGGATGAATTCTACGCAGTAGAAACACCGGCCACCGACGCGGCGATTGCTGAACTGCGGGCGCAGGGCGTGGAGATGTTCGAACAGCAGATGCACGCTGATATCACAAATACTGACGCGTTAGAGTTCGCACAGCAGCTGCGCGCGGAGGCATCCAAATGACCACAAAGGGAAATCTCACCATCATGATGTATCGCAGCGAGGAACCTGCAGCATGACTGATATCAAAGAGCTGAGAGTAGCCGCTGAGCGCGCAAAATCCGCAGCGGAAAAATACGCTAATGGCGACATCAACCCTGCAGAGTTTGCGCGCCAATGTTCCGAGTTCAATTCGTTAACCGATAGTCCGGCGCAGATCCTGGCGCTGCTCGACGAACTGGAGGGCGCAACGTCACACGTAGCGTTGCTGAAAATTGACCGCCGCGAGCTAATGCGGGAGTCGGATGAAAAAGACGCGCGCATAGCTGAGCTGGAGTCCCGCGCCGAATCCGCAGAGCGGGCGCTGAAAACGCGGAGTGCTCCGGTTGGCGATTTAGTGATGCTGATAAAGGTTTTAGTCCGTGCATTGAAAAAAACGGGCCTGAACAGTGAGTTATGCGAATCGGCAATGGACTATCTGCGTCGTGAGCAGTTGATATGCGCGGCAGATTGCCTGCGAGATAACGATGGCATACAGATTCAGGGAGGTGAGTGATGCGTCTGAACAAAATTCAGCGAGAGCAGCTCCGTATTAAGTTCTCAGGGCGCTGTGCATATTGCGGAGGCGAGCTTGGCGATAAATGGCATGCAGACCATGTTCAGCCGGTCATTCGCTTTAACGGCAAGATGTTGCATCAGGAGCGCGATGATATCAGCAACCTGGTCGCGGCCTGCCATCCGTGCAACCTGCACAAACACTGCAGCAGCTTAGAGGATTACCGGCGCATCATCGGCGATGGCCGCCGCGAATTCCTGGCGTCAGGGAAGGGCAAAGCGCTGGTCCGTATGGGGCTGGTATCTATGAAGCCAGACCCGGTGGTTTTCTGGTTTGAGAAGTGTCAGGGAGGTGAGTGATGGAGCCATCCCTGGAGTACGCATGCAAGCGTATCACCGAGCTGGAGCGCCTGCTGCTGCCCGATGTTCCGGAAACTGTCTGGCCGGCTGAGGTGGGCATGGTATTCGGTCAGGTGGAAAATGCCGGGGGTCTACCTGCGCACCATCAGCGCCGCCTGCAGCACCACATCAACCGCATGTGGCTGGAAAAAATGCCAGTACCGTCAATTATCGCCGCTGCCCGTTCGCTGGCCGCAGCTATGGAGAAATACGCGTGAGAGAAATCATCGTTGATAATTTTGCCGGCGGCGGCGGGGCCAGCACCGGTATTGAAATGGCGATCGGCCGTAGCGTCGATATAGCGATTAACCATGACCCTAACGCGGTCGCGATGCACACAACTAACCACCCCGACACGCTACACTATTGCGAATCAGTATTCGATATTCATCCGCGCGCGGCTACCGCCGGCCGTCCGGTGGGGCTGGCGTGGTTCTCGCCGGATTGCCGCCATTTTTCAAAAGCGAAAGGGGCTAAGCCGGTAGAGAAATCCATCAGGGGCCTGGCGTGGATTGTAATCCGGTGGGCGCTGGACGTGGGGCCGCGCGTGATGATGCTGGAGAACGTGGAGGAGTTCAGAACGTGGGGGCCACTGCTGGCACCGGAAATGCGCCCTGACCCGGCTCGCGCGGGAGAGACGTTCCGGGCGTTCGTTGGAATGCTGACCACCGGCGTGCCGGAGGAACACCCGGCGCTGGTTGAGTGTTGCGATTTTCTGTCGATGTCGACGGCTAGCGAGCAGGCGCAGAGGCTGGTTAGCGGGCTGAGCTATGACGTAGATTTCCGGGAGTTGCGGGCGTGCGACTACGGTGCGCCGACGATCAGGAAACGTTTTTTTATGGTGATGCGCCGAGACGGGCAGCCGATAGTATGGCCGGAGGCTAGCCACGGGGATCCGAAATCACCGGCGGTGCTGGCCGGGAAGCTGGCGCCGTGGCGCACCGCGGCGGAGTGTATCGACTGGTCCATCCCGGCGCCGTCAATATTCGACCGCAAACGCCCACTGGCGGAAAACACGCTCAAGCGTATCGCCCGCGGCATTCAGCGGTTCGTTATCGACAGCGCTCAGCCGTTTATCGTGAAATGCAACCACACGACGACGCGCGGGACGTACGACTATTTCCGGGGTCAATCGCTGGCGGAGCCACTGCAGACCATCACCAAGACTCATGGCTATGCCGTAGCTGTTCCGCACCTGACAAAATTTCGCACTGGAGCTACCGGGCAGCCGGTCACAGAGCCTGTACCGACAGTAACGGCGGGAACGTCCACACGGCCAGGCGGCAATGGTCATGCACTGGGGTTGGTTGAGGCGGCTCTGGCGCCATTCATCGCTGGTGCTGGTGGGCCAAAATACTCCGCAAAACCGCGCAGCGCCGAACAGCCGATGCATACGCTGTGCAATACGAACCACGCGTGTGTTATAGCCCCAGTTATCGCCCGGCAGTTTGGTGCTAGCGTCGGCCACCGGGCTGATGAACCCAGCGCTACGGTAACGGCCGGTGGGGGCGGTAAATCACAGCTTGTATCGGCATTCCTGGCAAAACACTATGGCGGAAATTATACCGGCCCCGGCGTACGGATGGATGAGCCATTTCATTCAGTGACGACATTGGATCATCATGCGGCAGTGACATCGCATCTCATCAAATTGCGCGGCACCAATATTGGACAGCCTACTGATACCCCGCTGCAAACGGTAACCGCTGGTGGTACGCATTTTGGCGAGGTTAGTACAAGCCTGGCTGTGGATGGCTACGACGAACAGCGTGCGCAGCAGGCGCTGGCATTCCTTCGTGAATACTGTGGGCCGGAATCGACGGGGCTGGTGGAAATTGACGGGGTGACGTATCGCATCGTTGATATCGGAATGCGTATGCTGCAGCCACATGAGCTATACAGGGCGCAGGGATTCCCGGACTGGTACATCATCGATCAAGATTATCGCGGCGTGAAGTATGCCAAAGACAAGCAGGTCGCACGCTGTGGCAACGCGGTGCCGCCGCCGTTTGCTGAGGCGCTGGTGCGCGCAAACCTGCCTGAACTGTGTCAGAAACAGGAGGCTGCATAATGGCAAAGTCTGCCGCAGAGCGCAAAGCCGCACAGCGGGCCCGCCAGGCAGCGGCCGGAGAGCGCAAACTTGAGCTGATTCTTGACGAACAGGAGCAGGAGATGCTTGCGCGCAACTGCGCCGTACGGCGCCCAGGTCGTGCGCCGTACGACACTGCGGAGTATATAGCCCTGCTAATCCGCCAGGACGACGCCCGCGTGCGCGGCCTCATAAAGTCGCTGAGTAAGCGCTGCTGCGGTAAATGCGGAGAGCGGCTGCCGGTGACGTCATGCCCCTGCGCTGGCGACTCGCAGTGCTGGGTGTCAGCTGGCTGGCATGAGACCAAGTTATCATCGTGACATGTCACGAATAATCAGTAAGTTACAAGCCTCTTCGGAGGCTTTTTTTATTGCGATAAAGGCAGTTGCTGTACATAATGTCAGTATCGGCATGAACAACCGACACCTGCTGCGCCAGGAGAAATCATGGCGCATTCAAACTGCAACACAGCTCCGCGACAGACGCAGAAATGCGCCTGCGATTACCTGTATTCAGCGTTAGGCCTCTGCGGAGGTGACGCGTGAAGCAGCAATTCCATCTCATCAACGAAAGCGTCAAGCAGAACGCAATAAACTTCATACGCACGCTACCGGTGAGCGATAAGCGCCCGCTGGTTCTCGATATCAAAGAAGCTACGCGAACCGCAATCCAGAACCGCAAAATGTGGCCGCTCCTGAAAGACCTCTCCGACCAGGTTACCTGGTTCGGCAGCAAATACGATGCTGACGACTGGAAAGACCTCATCACAGCCATGGTGGCGAAATCCAGGAAGGAAGAGCAGAGGATGGCTCCGGGGCTTGACGGCGGCATTGTGATGTTCGGACAGCGTACCAGCAAGATGACGGTCCGCCAGATGGTGGAGGTAATCGAGGCGATTTACTGGTTCGGCACTCAGCAGAACGTCAGGTTCAGCGAAAAATCACGCGCTGAAATTGAGTGGGCAAAGTGGTGGAGCGAGCGCAATGAATAGTCCGCTCGCCCGCGTAATCTCAAACCGCATATTTCGCGTGCCGGCGCGCGGTAAGCGCAAGCCGGAGATTAAACCGTCGGACATCCCGACGCTGAAGGACTATACCTCACGGCTGGTGAATCAGAAGTGGCTGCGTCTGGCGGCAAGGAGGCGGCATGCCTAAGAATCCGCAGCGCCGCTGCAAAATATGCCGGGCTAAGTTCACGCCTGCTTTCGAAAATCAGCGCTGGTGCTGCCCGGAGCACGGATCGCAGTTCGCCCTGCAGGAGCTGGAGAAGAGTAGAGCGAAGAAACGCAAATCAGTTGAGAAAAAGCAGCGAGCAGCATGGCGTGAGAAGAAAGCCGCGGTGAAGCCCCTCGGTCACTGGATAAACATGACCCAGCGCGCCGTAAACGACTGGCGCCGGGAAATGCTGCTGGTGGCTGGATATGGCTGCATATCCTGCGGCACCCACACGGCGATCGCCTGGCACGCCGGCCACTACCGGACTACGGCCGCCGCCCCGCAACTCCGATTCAACCCCGACAATATCTGGCTCCAGTGCTCAGCCTGTAACGTTCATAAATCCGGCAACATCGAGGCGTACCGGGCAAACCTTGTCCGCCTGATTGGCGAAGAGCGCGTGCAGGCGCTGGAGAATAACAACGAAACCCACCGATACACTCGGGAGGATCTGGCCGGCATCCGCGCCGACGCCCGGGCGAAACTTCGCTTCATCAAAAACCAGGAGGCCGCATGACGCAGCAATATTTAGAGTACGTTCGCCAGCAGCTGATTACGGCCACCGCCGACCTGAGTGGGGCGACAAAGGGCCAGTTGATGGCCTGGCTGGAGAACGCGCAGTTTGACACCAACACCTACCCGCGAAAGAAGTTACGAGTACGGGATGAGGTGACCGGGAAAATGATAACGCTGAATAATCCGCCGATCTCCGGCAAGCAGTCGCACGCTAAAGGCTCGCATATCCCGCTGGTGCAGCCGGTCGAATACTCCACGGCATCCTGGCGCCGGGCGCTGATGTCGCTCGATGAGCAGTACAAAGCGTGGTTGTTGTGGAGCTACAGTGAAAACACCAGCTGGGAAAACCAGGTCAGCATAACTCGGTGGGGATGGGAACAGTTCAGCGAGAAACTGGTGGGGAAGCGGGTGGCGAAGAAGACTACTGACCGCCTGCGGCAACTCATCTGGCTGGCAGCGCAGGACGTGAAAGCGAGGTTGCTGGGGCGCGAGCAGTATCAGTATGCGGATTTGGCAGCACTGGTGGGCGTCAAGCCGGATAACTGGAGCCACAATTACGCTGACCATTGGCGGGCCATGACCGGGCTATTTTTGAGGCTGGATAGCGACGCACTCATATCAGTATCAAGATCACGTTCTGAACAAAAGGCAGCTAATTCGATGCAGGGTATTGCAAAAATCAATTAAACGGCATATATTTCGTGTAAATCTGATATTGTGCCACTGTTATACGCATTGGCATTAGAGGAAATTTCAAGCCCAAGTTAACGCCTTGGGTTTTTATTTTTAATGCCATACAATTAGATCTCAATTTCCTGCCGGGGGATGGTTAAGTGGCTAAAGGTGATTCTGTACCTTATGAGACCAGGGAGGAGGTTAGCGTAAAAGCGCGTGAGCACTACTCTCATTTAGAAAACATTAGGGAGATCAATCCCAGCTTTAATACTGATAAATTTCCACACAAAGGAACGCTAACAGTCTGGTTTAATGGAAGTTCTTATCCTAACCATGCAGACTTTGTTTATGAGTTCAATAATTCTTCAGAAAGGATTCTTCGCATTACCAGTGATTGGAATGATTGACATTCTGTGATGCAATAACTTCCTATCTGGTTTATAAAAAATTTAACCTTCTAGGGTTCGCTTCGGCGAACCCTTTCTGTTTTCAGGCCCCGGGAAAAATCATCGACGTGCGCTGTTGTTAATCCAGCCCGGAGGCCTGAACCCATTATCAACGACACCCGCCTAGCGAGGTGGAGACTATGAAAATGCCTGACAAAATCTTTTCGGCGGCCACGTACTGCACGTCAGGCGGCCTAATTTGCACGGGACTGGCACGCATGTATGACTGGTTTCACGGCCTAGACTGGAACTTCATCGCGCTGGCCAGCGGCGTGGTTCTCGGTATCGCGACATATTTCACCAACCTCTATTTCAAGCGCCGGCAGACGAAAGCCTATGAGCAGGCTCTCGCCCGCGGCTACGTGACCTCTCCACCGCAGGACAACTGATATGGCATCGACCAGAGCAAAACTTAGCGCCGCCATGCTGGGGCTTATTGCTGCTGGCGCGTCGGCGCCGGTGCTGATGGACCAGTTTCTGAATGAGAAAGAGGGCAACAGCCTTACCGCGTACCGCGATGGCAGCCAGGGCATCTGGACGATTTGCCGCGGCGCTACGCGAGTGGATGGACGCCCGGTGGTGCAGGGTATGAAGCTGACGCAGGCTAAATGCGACGCTGTGAACGCCATCGAGCGCAATAAGGCGCTGGCGTGGGTAGAAAAAAACATCCACGCCCCACTGACTCCGCCGCAGAAGGTCGGCATTGCCTCGTTCTGCCCGTACAACATCGGACCTGGGAAGTGCTTTCCGTCAACGTTTTACCAGCGCATCAATGCCGGCGACCGCCGCGGTGCATGCGAGGCTATTCGCTGGTGGATAAAGGACGGCGGCAAGGACTGCCGGGTTCGGTCGAATAACTGCTACGGGCAGGTTTCCCGCAGGGACCAGGAAAGCGCCCTTGCGTGCTGGGGGATAGACTGATGACCCTGCGATATCGACTTATCGCACTGGCCGTCTTGGCGTCGGTCATCGCCGGGATTCTCTGGGCCGCCGCCCATTACTACGACAAATACCTCGCAGAGCAGAAGAGGGCGGATGCCGCAGAGCAACGCGCCGACTCTACCGAGACCATTACGGCAAACGTTCTGCGCACCGTCTCAATCATGAACCAAATCACTGAGGCCAACCGGCATGCTAAAGAGCAGATCGCACTGGAGTCATCGCGAGCCTCGCGTGACATCAAAGCTGCTGTCGCGGGCGATGATTGCGCTGTTCGCGTTGTGCCTGCTGGTGCAGCTGACCGGCTGCGGGAGTACGCGGACAGTTTACGTGCCGGTGCCGTACGTGCCGCTGCCGGCCAGTCTGACCGCTGATACTCCGCAGCCTGAGGTGCCGGAACCGCTGACGTGGGGCGGTAGCCTGGACTTGAACGTCAGCCTGCTGTCTGCGCTGGCACAGTGCAACCGGGATAAGGCAGATATCAAGGCAATTGAGAAAGAGCGAGGACAAACTCAATGAACAAGAAGCCGAAAATTCACATTCATGCAGGAACATACTTCTGCTATGTCAGGAGCGACGCAATTTTCTTGAATTGCCCAGTTGGTCAGGGCGTTTCACCAGTAGAAGCCTTTAACAACTGGGTTAGTCAATCCCAATAACGTCATTACAGAGCCTCCGCCTCTGCGGGGTCTCGATAATGGCTTTAACCACAGGAACAGAACAATGGCAAAACCGGACTGGGAGGCCATCGAAACGGCGTACCGGGCCGGGGCATTGAGCCTCCGTGAAATAGGCGCGCAGTACGGCGTCACTGAAGGGGCAATCAGGAAGAGAGCCAAGCGCGATGGATGGGTACGCAAGGGCGGTACGCAGGTACGCAAAAACGGTACGCAGAGTGGTACGCATAAGGGTAAGCCGCGTACCACGGCGAAGCCGACCAGCTCTGGCGGTACGCATAGCGGTGCGCAGTCAGAAAGCGAACGGCCTCCAGATACGAAACCCGAACCGGCACGCCGCAAGGTAGTGACCAACCATCCCCCGTTCCAGCCTGGCAACCAGCACGCTCTCAAGCACGGTGGCTACGCCCGCCGGCTCCTGCTGAAAGATGAGGTTATCGAAGATGCCAGAGCGCTGACGCTGGAGGATGAACTATTCCGGCTCCGGGCCAACAACCTGACCGCTGCTGAGAACATCGGGCGCTGGCAGACGATGCTTGAGGATGCGGAAAGCGACGAGGTTCGGGATAAGCTGGCGGCGCTTATGGTTGCCGCTGACAAGGCGATGCTGCGCAACACGGTACGCATAGAGTCCATCGTGGGCACGCTGGCCACTGTCGGCAAAATCTCTGCCGACACCGATTACCGCGTGGCGGCTACTGACAAAGTATCGCTGGAAGCGGATCGCCTGCGCCGTGATGCTGGCATTGATGACGGCAACGGAGAACGTGATCTCAATGACTTCTACTCTGACCTCCAGGCCGACACTGAATCCGGTCCTGCGGAACTTCTGGACGACACAGGCGCGTAATAAAATCCTGTTCGGTGGCCGGTCTTCTTCGAAGTCGTGGGACGCCGCCGGGATTGCGATATTCCTGTCAAATAAGTACACCTTGCGCTTCTGCTGCGCGCGTCAAATCCAGAACAAAATTGAGGAGTCGGTTTACACGCTGCTCAAAATCCAGATTGACCGGTTCGGCCTGCGGCACAGATTCCGCATCCTGAACAACAAAATCATTAACCGGGTGACCGGCTCCGAGTTCGTTTTCTATGGCCTCTGGCGCAATATCGAGGAGATAAAATCGCTGGAGGGTATCAGCGTACTCTGGCTCGAAGAGGCCCACGCGCTGACGGAGTACCAGTGGAAGATTCTCGAACCGACCATCCGTAAAGCAGGATCAGAGTGCTGGTTCATCTTTAACCCCGGCCTGGTGACCGATTTCGTCTGGCGAAACTTCGTTGTGGACCCGCCGGAAGACACGCTGATTCGCAAAATCAACTACGACGAAAACCCGTTTCTGTCCGACACCATGCTGAAGGTGATCGACGCTGCCCGGCGCCGCGACCCCGACGGCTTTAAGCACGTCTATGAGGGCGTACCGGAGTCAGACGATGACGCGGCAATCATCAAGCTGTCGTGGATAGAGGCGGCGGTGGATGCCCACAAAAAGCTGAACTTCGATCCCAGCGGCCGCAAGCGCCTTGGTTTCGACGTCGCCGACAGTGGCGCCGACAAATGCGCCAACGTCTACCGGCACGGCTCTGTCGTCTACTGGGCGGATGAGTGGAAGGCCAAAGAGGACGAGTTGCTGAAAAGCTGCCAGCGCACCTACCAGGCTGCGATGGAGCGCGACGCGGATATCGTCTACGACTCGATCGGTGTGGGGGCGTCGGCAGGCGCCAAGTTCTCGGAGATAAATGAGGACCGGCGCCGGGAGAACGCTCACTCCCGCCGGGTGAATTATCAGCGATTCAATGCTGGTGCCGCTGTTCATGAGCCGGACAACGAGTACAACGATATTCCGAACAAAGACTTTTTCGCCAACCTGAAGGCGCAGGCCTGGTGGCTGGTGGCGGATCGCTTTCGGAACACATTCAACGCCATCAATAACGGTGAGCAGTACGCCGTCGACGAGCTGATAAGCATCGACTCATCCTGCCCGCTGCTGGAAAAGCTCAAGCTGGAGCTGACTACACCGCACCGCGACTTTGACAAGAACGGGCGCGTGATGGTCGAAAGTAAAAAGGACCTGGCGAAGCGCGATGTGCCGTCGCCGAACGTGGCCGATGCATTCATCATGGCGTTCGCTCCGACAGATTCCGCCCTGGATATCTGGGAGGCGCTGGGCCGCGCCTAAATCGTCGGAAACAGCCGATTCAGGCTAAAAACGCACTATTCATTTTTCGGCCCTGTTTATGCACGTTTTATTCACCCGTTTTTTACTGGTTTCCTGATGAAAACAGGCCTTTCACGCGGTATGGCCGGCGAGTGCTCTCCGGCCAGGGCGCATAAGGACCATTATGTTAAATCGGGCCGTTTTTTCTCAAATTTTCTCTGCAGGGGTCAGTGATGTCACGAAAGCAAAAAGTCGCTACTGCTGACTCATACGATAACTTCGTTGCCCGCGTCGGAATGCAGCAGCCCAACCAGCACGCCGCGTCCACATACCGGGCAAATTACACCAGCCGAAACCGGCTGCTTATCGAGTGGGCGTATCGCTCATCCTGGATAATTGGCGTGGCCGTGGATGCCATCGCCGACGATATGACCAAAAAAGGCGTACGCATCACCAGCGAGATCGACCCTAAACGCCGGGGAATCCTTGAGTCAAAGTTCGAAGAGCTTCAGCTGTGGGAAGGTCTCAACGAGTCGCTGAAGTGGTCCCGCCTCTACGGCAGCGCCGGAGCGCTGATTCTGATTGAAGGCCAGGCACCGCTGACGCCACTGATGCTGGACAAAGTGGGTAAGGGGAGCTTTAAGGGGCTGGCAGTTCTCGACCGCTGGATGCTCAATCCGCAGCTGACGCGCCGCATTAAAACGCTAGGTCCTAACCTCGGCAAGCCGGAGTTCTACGACATCGTGACGACGGCCCAGGGGTTGCCTGCCTGGACCCTGCACCACAGCCGGCTGATCCGCATGGATGGCGTAAAGCTGCCGCACCAGCAGAAGGTGACAGAAAACGAGTGGGGCATGTCCGTCGTTGAACGCATTTTCGACCGCCTGACGTCCTACGACAGCACAAGCGTCGGTGCCGCGCAGTTGGCCTATAAGGCACACCTCCGGACGGCGAAAATCAAGAAGCTGCGCGAAATCATTGCTATGGGCGGCAAGCCATTTGAGGCGCTCGTCAAGCAGATGGATATGGTGCGCCAGTTTCAGACCAACGAGGGCATGTCCCTGTTCGATGCTGAGGACGAGTTCGAAACCCACTCCTACTCGTTCGCGGGCCTCTCTGATCTGCTCAGTGAGTTTAAAGAGGATATTGCTGGCGCCGTGGGGATCCCTCTGGTCCGGATGTTCCGCCAGTCCCCCAAGGGTTTCTCGACCGGCGATTCTGACCTTGCGAATTACTACGGCGACGTGGGCACCCAGCAGGAGCGGGATCTCCGCCCGCACGTCCGACTACTTTTCGACGTGCTGCATCGCTCCGAGTTTGGCGAACCGCTCCCGGAGGATTTTACCTTCGAGTTCAATCCGCTCTGGCAGATGAGTGACGTTGACCGATCTACGGTCGCAACGAACACCACCAGCGCACTGGCGACCGCGGTTCGTGAGCTGGGAATGTCTCCCGCAGCGGCGCTGACTGATTTACGCGAAATGGCTGACGTGACCGGTATAGGAGCCAGTATCTCCGATGAGGACATAAAAGATGCGAAGACCCAGTGGGAGGAGACTGAATCTGAAACCGAGCCTCCGCCGCCGTTCGGAAGCTCAGTACCGAAAGAGCCTACTGGCGATAGCCAACCAGATCGGCGAAATCGTGGCGGGATCCTACGATGGTTCACAGGCAAGCGCTGACGAGGCCGCCAGCGTGCTGGTGGACTATTCGGAGGTAATCAGCTCATGGGCGGAGAAAGTCGGTCAGCGGATGTTTGAGCAGGTTGAGCGCGAGGAGTGGAACCAGTGGCGGTCCGTATCTGAGGAAATAGCCGCCGGCCTGCGCGACGTGGTGGGAAACACTCCCGTCGGCGCCGTGGCGCAGGATATCGTTCATCGCCAGGTCCAACTGATGAAGTCGCTCCCGCTGGAGGCCGCCGATCGCGTTCGGGATATCCAGTCCCGCGCGATGGAGGCGGTTATCAATGGCGAGCGCCCCGACCAGCTCTACGAAATGATTATGCAGTCCGGCGACGTAGCCGCCAGTAGGGCACAGCTGATAGCCAGAACGGAGATTGGCCGCGCTACTGGGGCGCTGACGGAAGCCCGCGCGCTGGCGGTAGGCTCCGAGGGCTACTGGTGGCGCATCGAGGGCGCTGGCACCCGAGATTCCCACTACAAAATGCGCAATAAATTCGTGCGCTGGGATAACCCACCAACACTTGACGGCATGACTGGCCATGCTGGATGCCTGCCGAACTGCAAGTGCTGGTCGGAAGTGCAGATCCCTGAACCACGAAAATAACGGTCGCTACAGAGCGGCCTTTTTAATGCCCGCAATTCAGCAGGTAGACAATGAAATATTTCTTCAAAACCCGCCTGGGCAACACCCGCTATCAGCTTGCTGACGGCTCGGTGCTTTTCAAGGATGTACCGATTGGCCGCACTGGTGAGCAGGTATATGGCGCTGAGGAGCTGCCGGACCTGCAGCCTGACAGCCACGGACTCATAACCGTACGGCGCACGCCTGAAGAGGTTTTCAGTGAGCGCACGATCGCATCGTTTGAGGGTATGGCCGTCACGATAGGCCACCCCAAAGACTTCAGCGGAAACATCATCTTCGTCACGCCAGAAAACTGGCGGCAGCTCTCTAACGGGCACATCCAGAACGTTCGCCGTGGCGCAGGTGATAAATCAGACCTGCTGTTGGCGGACGTCATTGCCAAAACGCCTGAGGCCATTCAGGCGGTGGAGAACGGCGACGACGAGGTGAGCTGCGGTTATGACGCAGACTACCGACAAATCTCGCCGGGCATCGCAGAGCAGTACGCGATAACCGGTAATCATCTGGCCTTTGTCCCTAACGGGCGGGCTGGTTCACGTTGTGCATTGGGAGACGCTATGCCGAGCACTACTAAAAACTGGTTTACCCGGCTGTTGAAGGCCCGTAAAACCAACGATGCCGCCGAAATGGCGAATCTTATCGACAACCCGCCGGGCAACATGACTGGCGACGATGATGACGTAACTACCTCCCTGACGCCGGGCGGTGTGGTCATTAATCTTTCACCGCAAGGGCCTATGCCTGCGCCAACGCTTCCCGTCACGACGGATTCAGAAGAAGAGATCCCCGCCTGGGGCAAGGCGCTGATTGAGGCGGTGGCAAAACTCACACCTGCAGCGCCGGCGACTGGTGACGAGGATGAAGAGGAAAAAGACGAAGAAGAGGGCGCCGTAACTGGCGATGCCGCTTATCGTGCCGATCTGATTCAGCCAGGCATTCAACTGCCGGTGAAAGCGAAGCTGACGGTGTTCAAACGTCAGGTGCTCTCGGCAGCAGATCAGCAGCTCGTTCGAGCTGTAGTCGGTGATGCCGACATTACCCGCCTGAAAAAAGCCACCGTAGACATGGCGTTTAACGCTGTGTCAGAGCTGGCTAAAAACCGCAATACAGCGGCGAAAACTAACGACAGTTTCCGCTCAATGACCACCACAACGACCAGGACTATCGCGGAGATTAACGCTGCCGCGAAGGAAATCTGGGCTAAACGCTAACGGGGCAAAAATGGATAACACGATCCTCTTCCGGATGCCTGCGGGCATTGCCGGGGCTATTACTCGTCCTCAGGACCTGACTGTAGAACCGCAGATGCTGGACAGTGCGAAGGTGTTCCCGGCGTACGGCCTGGCCGGGAAAATCTCTTCGGGTAAGTTTGTCCCGATTGAAGCGGCTGACGCCGTTACGGTGCTGGCGGGCATCTTCGTCCGACCTTATCCGACGGCCTCACAGCCGGATAAGGTCCGCCAGATTGGCAGCGGCTACAGCTTTACCGGCGATTGCCTGAAGCGCGGATACGTATCCGTAAACATCGGCGGCGACGCCTCTGGTGTGGCTCTCAGCGCACCGGTGTATATGCGCGTCGATAATGCGAGCGCAAATAGCCCGCTAGGTTCATTCCTGGCCGCCGCCGACGGTGAAAACACTGTGCAGGTAACAAACGCTTACTTCAATGGCCCTGGCGATGCGAGCGGCAACATTGAGCTGGCCTTCAACATTTAAGGATTCGCAAATGCCAATGACCTTTGACCAGGCAACAGTCGACAGCACTGGTGCCTTTCTCATTCATGAGCTGGAACGCCTCGATCAAACGCTGAACCTGCCCCTGACCTCCCAAACCTGGAGCCGGGACGTTCAGCTGCGCGAGGATGTCTCTATCGCAGACGAAATCAGCTCCTTTACCAACACCAAGTTTTCCGCAGCCGGTACGCCTAATTCGAACGGCAAAAACTGGATCAGCCCGCGCGCGACGGCGATGGCTGGTGTCGATGTTGATATCGACAAAAAGGGATTCCCGCTGACGTTTTGGGGCATGGAGCTTGGCTGGACCATTCCTGAACTCGCCGCTGCTGCTCAGGTAGGTCGCCCGATCGACACGCAGAAGTATGACGGCATGCAGCTGAAGTGGAACATGGACACCGACGAGCAGGTATACATCGGTGACGGCGGCCTCGGAGCTAAAGGGCTGCTGAACTTGTCGCAGGTAGCGCCGACCAATGCCGCTAAAGCCTGGGCTACTTCATCTCCTGATGAAATTCGCGACAGCATTAACCAGGTGCTGAGCAATGCCTGGGCGCGTTCCGCCTACTCGAAGGTGCCAGAGGATCTACTGATCCCGCCGGAGCAGTATTCCTTCCTGGCGAGCACCATCGTTTCTTCTGCGGGTAACCAGTCACTGCTGACCTATCTCGAAACCAACACCATCGCATTCCATCAGAATGGCAAGCCGCTGAACATTCGTCCCGTTAAGTGGGCTATTGGTCGCGGCGCCGCCGGCAAGGATCGCATGGCGGCCTATACGAACGATAAAAAGTTCGTCCGCTTCCCGATGGTGCCGCTGCAAAGTGTCCCGATTCAGTATCGGGGCATCTATCAGTTGGTGACCTATTTCGGGAAGCTCGGCGCGATCGAGCCGGTTTACCCGGAGACTCTTAACTACATGGATGGCATTTAAGCCGAAGGGCCCCGGAAACGGGGCCTCATTCCGAGGAACCGCTATGAAGAAAAAAATCTATGTGCTGGCGAAGTTTAACTTTAACGACGGCGCAAGCATCAAGGAGTTTAACCAGGGACTCCATGAGGTTGATGCTGAAGTTGCCGATCACTGGTTCGTGAAGGCGCATTGCTCACCGGACGGTGAAGCGCCTCAGCCTGAGGTTGACCCGCGTATCGCTGAACTCGAAGCGCAACTGGCTGAGAAGGAAGAGCGTATCGCTGAACTCGAAGCGCAGATCGCGGAGGCTGGCAACAATGGCAAGAAACAAAAGTCTTCCGACGCCTGAGCAGTTCAGGGCCACATTTCCGCAGTTCGCTGACGAAACAAAATACCCCACCCCCATGATTCAGGCGAGGCTTGCTCTCGCTGATGTCCTGCTGAGTGAGTCGCGTTTTGGTGAAGATATTTTCCCTTACGTGGCTGGGCTGTACGTTGCGCACTATCTGTACCTTTACGCTGCCGATATGCGTGGCGTTACTGTGGGCGCTGCTGGTGGTGCCAACAGCGGGGTAGAAACGTCAAAATCAGTGGACAAGGTTTCAGTGAGCTACGACGCCAGCGCGACGCTGGATCCCAACGCAGGTTTCTGGAACAACTCCCGGTATGGCTCAGAGTTCTGGGAATACCTTCTGCTTTTCGGTGCTGGAGGTATCCAGTTAGGGGTTCCCGTATGAAATCTGGTCTGACTATCCGCGCTGACAACGCCGAGAGCGTGCTGGAGGCGCTGCGCGCGCTCTCCGGCATGGATGTGCTGGTTGGCATCCCGGCGGATAAGGCGCAGCGCGAGGACGGCAGCCCGGTGAATAACGCAGAGCTGGGCTACCTGCACTCAACCGGCGCTACTGTCGAGATCGACGGGAAGACGGTGACGCTGCCGCCCAGGCCGTTTCTTGAGATGGGTATCGAGGATTCGAAACCGCGCACCACGGCGCACCTGAAAGCGGCGGCCACCGCCGCACTTGAGGGGAAAACCGATGCGGCACTGCTTGAGCTGGAGAGTGCAGGGCAGATTGCCCGTGACGCGGCAAAGGCAGTTATCGGGGCCGGTGACCGCCTTCACCCGCTCTCAGAGAAGACGCTGGAGCGCCGGCGCGCCGAGGGCATCCCTGGCGACAAGCCGCTCTATGCCCACGGCTACCTGCTGCGGTCCATCAACTACGTGGTGAGGAAAAAATAATGCCGATGCTCGACGTGACAGAAGTCCTGTTCGATCCCGATTTCATGGACACGACGCTGGTGTGTCACCGGCAGGTGCAGACAGTGGATGAGGATAACTTCCCGATCAACACCCCGCAGGACATTCCGTTCTCAGGTGTGGTGACCGTAGACCGCTCCCTGCAGGCGCAGCGGATGGCCGCCGGGCAGAACATCGGCGGGGCGATCCTCATTGTGACCACGTTCAGGCTGACGCAGGGCCAGCCGGGGCTCGATGCGGACACGGTGACCTACAACGGGCGCGAGTACCGCGTGACGTTTGTCGATCCCTACGTCAGCTACGGCGCCGGTTTCGTGCAGGCGCACTGCGAGCTGCTGGAATTTGACGGAGGCACCCCGGTTGAGTAATGACAGCACATCGGCTGGCTACCTGACTCCCGCCGGGGCGGGCCCGGCGTACGACGAGGAACTTGAGCGGGAAATCAGCCGGTGGATTCGGGGGCTGACCGCGCTGCCGGCAAAACTGGTTTACCCGCGCTGGACTGACCCGCAGCAAGCGATCCCCAAAAACGGCGTCACATGGTGTGCATTTGGCATCACCGGCATCCAGGAGGACTTCAACCCGTCTTACTTGCAGGGCGCTGAGTCAGCGGAGCAGTGGTCGCATGAGACCGTCAGCATCATCACCTGCTTCTACGGCCCCTCAGGTCTGGCAGCCGCCACCCAATTCCGCGACGGCATGCTGGTGGCCCAGAACAACGACGAGCTGAACCGCACCGGGCTGACGTTCATGCAGCACGGGCGGATCCTCAACCTGCCCGAACTCATCAATAACCAGTGGGTGCGCCGCTACGACCTGAGCGTTGACCTGCGCCGCAAAATCATCCGCGAATACGGCATCAAAACGCTGGCCAGCGCGCCAGTTCAATATTTTGGAGATTAACCTATGGCACAGGGCTTACCTGTCTCAAACGTCGTGAACGTTGACGTCATCATGTCGCCGGTCGCGGCGCAGGGGCGCAATTTTGGCGCGCTGCTTATCCTGGGCACGTCGACCGTTATTCCGTTGACTGAGCGCATCCGTGAATATGCTGCGCTCGAAGATATCGGCGAGGACTTCGGCGTAGACAGCCCCGAATATGCCGCGGCAACGGTATTTTTCTCGCAGTCGCCGAAGCCCACTCAGGTATTTATCGGCCGCTGGGCGAAAACGCTGGCGAACGCCGAAGCAGGCGACCCGGAAACTGCGCTGCAGGCGGTCAATGCTGCGTTGCAGTACACCAAATGGTACGGCCTGGCGCTGGCTGACAGCGCCGAGCTGGTGGATGCGGACGTGCTTTCTGTAGCCGCGGCGATCGAAGCGTCGAGCCTGAGCCGTATCCTGGCGGTGACCACTGCCGATCCTGACGTGCTGGTGACCGGCAATACTGATAACCTCGGCTATAAGCTGAAGGCGGCCGGATATGGGCGCACGTTTTGGCAGTACAGCACAAGCAGCAAGTACGCCGCGATTTCGGCGTTTGGCCGGGCGTTCACCGTCAACTTCAACGGCAGCAACACCACCATCACGCTGAAGTTCAAGGCGGAGCCAGGCGTCACCTATGAGACGCTGACGGTATCGCAGGCAGCGGCTATCGACACCATCAACGGCAACGTCTACGTCTATTACGCAAACGACACCGCGATTATTCAGCAGGGCGTGATGAGCAATGGCGACTTCTTTGACGAGCGCCACGGCCTGGACTGGCTGCAGAACTACGTGCAGACCAACCTCTATAACCTGCTGTACACCTCGACGACAAAAATCCCGCAGACCGACGCGGGCGTGACCCGGTTGATGACCAACGTTGAGCAGAGCCTCGACCAGGCGGCGACCAACGGGCTGGTGGCTCCGGGCGTCTGGAACGGCGGCCCTATCGGCCAGCTCGCGTCCGGCGACACTCTGACCAAAGGCTATTACGTCCACGCCGGGCCCATTTCGGCGCAGGCGCAGGCAGACCGCGAGGCGCGAAAATCGCCGGTTATCCAGGCCGCCATCAAGCTGGCCGGCGCCATTCACTATGCCGACGTACAGATCAACGTTGTTCGTTAAGGGGAAAAAATGAGCACTTATTCGTTTCTCGACGTCACGGCGTCGTTGACCGGCCCCACTGGCAGCATCGACCTGGGCTACGGCTCGGCGAACTCAGAAGAGGGCATCACCACGGCCATGACCGAGGCCAAAAACACCATGACCGTCGGAGCTGACGGCGAGGTAATGCACAGCCTGCACGCCGGGAAATCCGGCACTATCACGGTCACGCTGCTGAAGACCTCACCGGTAAACAAAAAGCTCTCGCTGATGTACAACGCGCAGAGTCAGTCCTCTGCCACCTGGGGCAATAACATCATCGTTATCCGCAATAAGTCGAGCGGTGACATCTCTACCGCGCGCAGCTGCGCATTCCAGAAGCAGCCTGACCACGCCAACGCCAAGGTGGGCAATACCGTGTCGTGGGTTTTCGACTGCGGCAAAATCGACCAGCTTCTTGGGGAGTTTTAATAGATGGAATTTCAGATTAAAGGCATCAACTACCGCACCGCAAAGCTCGACGTTTTCCAGCAGCTGAAGGTGTCCCGCAAGCTGCTGCCGGTCTTCGCCGGGCTGGTGAGCGAGTTCGGCGCGCTGAAGGCGCAGGCCACAGCAGGTAACTCCGGCGCGGTGCTGGAAAGCGTGCTGCCGCGTATTGCTGACACCCTGGCGGCGCTGCCGGATGAGGACGTTAACGCGGTCGTGCATCCGTGCCTGAGCGTCGTTTCCCGCCAGCACGGCCAGGGCTGGGCGCCGGTATTTCCCCAGGGCGCGCTGATGTTCGACGATATCGACCTGTTTACCATGCTGCAGCTGGTGGCCCGGGTGGTGGCCGACAGTTTGGGAAATTTTTTGAAAGAACTCCCCGACAGCGAGACGCCCACCCCGCCAGCGGCCTGACGCTTGAATCCCTGCCTGACGGTGAGAGCTATCTCATGCGCCCGGTTGATGCCGGGTACATCCCCTACACCGCATTAAAAGACGGTTCTGTCGACTTGGCAGATGTCGCGCGCATGAATGACTGGCTGGACCTGAAGGCCGATAACGAATACCGAATTGCCAAATGGAGAGAGGATAATGAACGCTGAAACGCTCAAGGATTTTCTGATCTCCCTCGGGTTCGCGGTAGACGAGGCGGGTGCCAAAAAGTTCGACTCTGTTGTCGTCAACACGACGATGAGGGCTATCGAGCTGGGCGTGAAAGTGGAGGCGGCTGCGCTCTCCGTTGTTGCGTTCACGGCGAAGATTGCCTCTGGGCTGGATAATCTCTACTGGGCGTCCCAGCGCACCGGCGCGACCGTTAACGGCATCAAGCAGATCGGCTATGCCGTCAGCCAGGTGGGCGGCAGCGTTGAGGCCGCGCGCGGTTCGCTGGAGAGCCTGGCGCGGTTCGTGAGGAACAACCCGGGTGCAGAGGGATTTCTCAACCGCCTGGGCGTACAGACGCGCGACGCCAAAGGCAACATGCGCGATATGGCCAGCATCTTCACCGGCGTCGGCCAGCGCCTCAGCAGCATGCCGTACTACCGGGCGAATCAGTACGCGCAGATGCTGGGTATTGACGAAAATACCCTGCTGGCGATGCGGCGGGGCATCGGCCAGTTCAGCGGCGAATACACTGCAATGGCGAAGGCGATCGGCTACAACGCCGACGCGGCAGCCGTCAGCTCCAACCGCTTCATGACGTCCCTGCGTTCGTTCGGCCAGATGGCGGGCATGGCGCGGGACAAAATCGGTTCGAACCTCGCCGGCGGCCTGGCGGGATCCATCGACACACTGCGGCGTCAGATCCTCGACAACTTCCCGAAGATTGAGGGTGCCATTACCGCGACGGTTAAAGGCGTCCTGTGGGTGGGCGAGATCATTGGCCGGGTGATCTACCGGCTGATACAGGCGGCCGAGGAGGTTAATCGCTGGTGGGGAACGCTCGACAAGCAGACCCGGGAATTTATCGAGCTGATTGGCGGGCTGGCGGCGGCCTGGTGGCTGCTCAACAAGGCCATGCTTGCCTCACCGGTGACGTGGGTTATCGGTCTGGCGACCGCCGTGGCGCTTCTCTGGGAGGATTATCAGACCTGGCGGGAGGGCGGAAAAAGCCTGGTTGACTGGGGCAAGTGGAAAACGGAGATCGACAACGCCGAGAAGTTCATCAAGTCCCTGCGTAAAACGGTTTCTGACCTCACCAACTCAATCGCCAAGCTGCTGGGCATAGACCCGAAATCCTGGTCGCTAAAGTGGGACTTCGACAACTTCATCATGCAGATGGGGGAGTTTAGCAAGATGCTGAGCATGATCGCCGACCTGCTGAACGCCATCAACGAAGGGAACTGGAGCGAAGTTAAGCGCCTCGGTATTGCGATCTGGCAGCAGGGCAAAGCGCCTGTTCCCGGCGAGGGAGAGACGCAGAAGAGCATTGTGCATGGCGCCAATATCCAGCCGGATATTCCCGGTGGCACGGGAAACACATTGGCCGACCGCAACAACAACCCCGGCAATATCCGGCCGGTGGGCGGCGGCGGGTTCCGAAACTTTGAGAGCGCCCTGCACGGCTGGGCCGCGATGAAAAACCAGCTGATGCGTTACTTCACCGGGAAAACCACCGGCCGCCGGCTCCAGTCGGTTCTGGATATCGTCAGCACCTGGGCGCCGGCGGGCGACAACAACAACCCTCAGCAGTACGCCCGGCAGGTGGCAGGGTGGATGGGGGTATCGCCCACCGCGGCGCTCAATCTCTCCGATCCGCAGACGATGGGTGCGCTCATGCAGTCGATGGCGCGCAAGGAAGGGTATTCCAACTGGCAGAGCCCGCTGGCATACCGCGCCGCCGGCGCGCAGGTGAGCCAGCAGAACACCTACAACATCTACGGCGGCAGCGCGCAGGAAATCGGCCAGGAGGTCAGCCGCCGGCAGACTGACGCCAACGCCAGGATTATGCGCACAAATCAGCCAGGAGTGGGTTAGTGGATATTCTCTCAACGCTGTTTCAGCAGCAGAGCCGGAAAATCGGGCTGATTGTTCCGAGCGTGGTGGTATCGGAAAAGCACTCCGACATGCTGGAGATTACCGAGCATCCGGTGGAGATAGGCGCGGCGATTTCTGACCACGCATACAAACGGCCCGCCGAGCTGGTGATGGAAGTGGGCTTTGCCGGTGGCGGATCCATTCTGGACCTTGCCAACACCTCAACGCTGGGCCTGAGCCTCGGCATCAGCCCGCAGGAAACCTATCAGCAGCTGCTGGACCTGCAGGCGTCCCGGGAGCCGTTCGACGTGGTGACCGGGAAGCGACTATACAGCAACATGCTGATACGCGGGCTGGAGATCACCACTGACAGGGCATCGGAGAACGTGCTATCGGCGGTGTTGACGCTCAGGGAGGTCATAATCACCAGCACCACCACGTCGCAGGTGGCCGATAAGCAGAACATGGCGCAGGGCGCCAGCACGTCGGCCGTGCAGAACTCCGGCGTTAAAACACCGACGCCGAAAAATGAGTCCATTCTTAGCCGCGGGATTGGGATGCTAACCGGAGGATAAATGCAGATCAGAGAAATACCTCTCAGCCCGGATAACCAACAGTTTTCGATCACCCTGAACGACATCACCCTGCAGATGAGCGTTGTGTGGCGGGAGCTGTTCTGGTGCCTCGATATCCGTGACGCCGGCGGCGCGCCGCTGATTATGGGCCTGCCGCTGATCACCGGCGCAGACCTGCTGGCGCAGTACCTCCACCTGCGGCTGGGCTTTTCTCTCTACGTGTCACTCGACGACCCGGTAAACGAGAATCCCACGAAAACCGACTTGGGCACCAACAGCCACCTTTACGCGGTAATGGAGTAAATATGTCACAGAACTGGATGCGCCACTTTGAGCTTCAGCTGGTGGATAAGGCAGGAAAGGCGACCGACTTCGGCACGTTTAAAGTTACGTTCACCATCGACTGGTTTAACCTGAGCAGCGAGACGCGGGTGGGCACGTTCAAAATCTACAACCTGGCCGCCGACACCATCAACAGAATCTCCGGCGAGGAGTTCACGCGCGTCCGGATGATAGCCGGCTATGACGGAATTCCGCCCACTGTTGACGCCAGCCAAGTGGGCGTCGCCCGCGAGGTAGACCCGAATCAGGTTGGCCTGACTGACGGCCGCAATTACGGGCTCCTGTTCGACGGCGAGATCCGCTACACCCTGACCGGCAAAGACAACCCCATCGACAGCTACGTCCTGATTCAGGCGGCCGACTCCGATCGCGCGTTCGTCACCTCGATGACCTCCCGCACCCTGGCCGCCGGTTACACGGTCGCCGACGTCAATCGCGCGCTAATGCAAGACTTCAATGCCAATGGCGCTACCGAGGGGAACACGCCGGAAATGCCTCCCACGGTTTTTCCGCGCGGGCGGGTGCTGTTTGGCATGACGCGCAATCTGATGAACAACGTCGCCGATCAGTGCCAGGCGACCTGGATGTTTGTCGACGGAAAGCGCGAGATGGTGAAAAAAAACGAGTACGTGCATGAGGCTATTAAGCTCAACAGCGAGACGGGCCTGATCGGTATGCCCCAGCAGACCATCGGCAGCGGCGTGAACGTGCGCGCCCTCATTAACCCCAACATTCGGGTAAATGGCCTCATCGAGCTGAATCAGGGATCCGTATACCGCACCGCGCTGGCGAATAACGATATCGCGATGGCCGGCGGCCGCGTCAGTGACCAGACAACCGACGGTAACGTAACGCTAACTGGCACCACCGCGCAGCCCGCAAGCATTGCGACCGACGGCGTTTATATCGTCCGGGGCATCATGTACACTGGTGACACAAGGGGTCAGGCGTGGTACATGGACATGATGTGCGAGGCGCGTGGGGCGCTTGATATTTACAATAGAGAAGCGCTTGGACGGGGGTGAAAGTGAAGGTAATTTCCAGTTTATTTATTGCACTCGCATCTTTCAGCGCTTGCGCTGGTGGGTTCACATCACATTGCGGGCCTTACACTTTAGTTGCCAAAGAGGGTGATGTAAGCATCATCAACGGGGAGAAAGTGACCTCGCAGATAATTAAACTTCTTGGCGATGATGGCATTAAAATCGACATGGGCCTTATGCCCGCCCGCGACGGCAACAACTACGGCTTTGAGTACATCCACCACCCCGGAACCGAGAAGCGATTTCTAAATGTCCAGCTTCTGCAAGCCAGCATGGATGCGCCGAGGGTGATTGGGTCTTTTCCGTGCAGGAAGGTGCCTGGGTAACCGGCACAAATCAAAGTCTCAACTGTCCTAAACCGCCACTTTGGCGGTTTTTTTATTTCCGTTTCACATACGGGATTAGTCCATCAATCGCACTTATGAGGATGTCTGGACTATGAAATACAAGGAAATTATCACTATCCCTGCTGCTGCAATCCTTCTTAGCTTGTCGATATACACTCCATGCGTTGGCAAGGCTTTTACGCTGCCCGCGGGGAGTAACAGCACTCAGTGCCTCAAATTCCGAGGTAGTGACGGATATAGGGAATGCAGAGTTTCCTTCACTAGCCAGTCTCTTCTGCTCACAAAGGCGAAGGAACAAAGGGAATGCGATTTCATTGAACTCCTTTCGCTCATCTCTGCTTCTGGCAAGCCAGTGACCGAACCAGATCCCCAAGCCAAACGAAGATATCGCCCATATCACGGTCCAGGTGAAAGTGATAAGGCCGGGGTTAGTATTGAAAAAAAGCACGTATTCACTCAACGCGAGATCCTTAAAATCCTTATGTGGGGGCCATTGTCAGCACTGCTCATGTTTCCGCTTGGTATTATCTTCAGTACCTGCATTGGCCCTTCATTAATGGAAAAGCGGCGCAGGTGTAACAGATACCACGCACTCAGGATACAGAGGCTAAAACGATGGTCATCTGAAAGGGTATATCTGCCACCAGAAAAAACGCTATGGAAGCGTATATGGCTATGATTTCCTGGATATAACTATCACCATCATTCAAGTTTTCACATCCTGACATTTGATCAGTAGCTCGCCTTTCGGCGAGTTTTTGCTTTCTGGAGTCCATAAATGGCCGTATCAAGCCAAACCCGATCCGGGTCTCTCGCGGAGGCGCTGACCTCTGAGCGCAAGACCGGCAGCGAGCAACTGCGCGTCGCGATGCCCGGCATTATTCAGTCGTTTGACCCCGACACCATCACTGCCGTGATTCAGCCTGCGATCCGCGCGGTTGAGCGGGATAACGACGGCAACACCAGCACCGCTGATTACCCGTTGCTGGTGGACGTGCCGGTAGCATTCCCCCGCGGCGGTGGCTGTACGCTAACGTTCCCGGTGTCGCCGGGCGACGAGTGTCTTGTGATTTTCGCCGATCGCTGTATCGACTTCTGGTGGCAGAATGGCGGCGTGCAGGAGCCGGTCGACAGTCGGATGCACGACCTGTCCGACGCGTTCGCCATCGTAGGCCCGCAGTCGCAGGCGCAGAAAATCAGCGGTATCAGCACCACGGCCGCCCAGCTGCGCACCGACGACGGCGCGGCATTTGTTGAAGTGTCCGCCGGGCACGACATCACTGTGCAAACCCCAGGTGCGCTGACTGCGACCGCAGAGGGCGGCACAACCATCACCTCGCCGACGATCACGCTCAACGGCAACGTCACCATCAACGGCACTCTGACGCAGGGCATGGGTGAAGCAGGCGGCGGCGCGACGATGCGCGGACCGGTCACCGTCACTGAGGATGTTATCGCCGGCGGCAAGAGCCAGATAACGCACACGCACGGCGGCGTTGAGCGTGGGAACGACAGCACAGGAGCACCTAACTGATGCGATATCGACGCGAAGACGCTGATGGAGATTATTCGTTCGGCCAGGGCGATGATACCTGGCTGATCAACTCCCCGGACACGGTAGCCCAGGCGGTGAAAACGCGCTTCATGCTCTGGTACGGTCAGTGGTTCCTCGATACCACCGAGGGCACGCCGTGGATCCAGTCTGTACTCGGCAAGCAGAGGCCCGAAACCTATAACCTGGCGATCCGCCAGCGCATCCTGCGCACCAGGGGCGTGAAATCTATCATCGACTTCAACACCGCTGTCGACGGCCGCACCCGGCGCGTATCGTTCACGGCAACCATCGACACCCTCTACGGAACAACGACAGTAAACTCGGAGGCGTAATGGCCTTAGACCTTGACTCACTCGGCTTATCGGCAACGGTAACCGCTGAGGGGATAACTGCGCCCGACTATCAGACGGTGCTGAGCACTATCACCGGCTACTTCCGACAGATTTACGGCAACGATGCCTACCTGGAGCCGGACAGCAAAGATGGCCAACTGGTCGCGCTGGTGGCGCTGGCCATTCACGACGCGAACAACACCGCGATCGCTGTCTACCGCTCTTTCTCGCCGACGACGGCCATGTCCGATGCGCTGACCAGCAATGTGAAAATCAACGGCATCACCCGGCGCGCGGCCACCAACTCGACCGTCGACCTGGTGCTGACCGGCACGCCCGGCACCACCGTTACAAATGGCACTGTGCGGGATGTCAACGGCGTCACCTGGGACCTGCCGGCGCGGGTTGTGATCGGCACTGCCGGCACGGTAGTGGCCACCGCCACCTGTTCGAGCACCGGCGCCGTGGCCGCGATGCCCGGCACGGTGACGCAAATTAGCACCCCGACGCGCGGCTGGGTATCTGTCACCAACCCCCTGGCGGCCGCCGTGGGCACTGCCGCAGAAACCGACGCAGAGCTGCGCACCCGGCAGCGCCAGAGCGTCGCGCTGCCGTCGCTGACGCCCTTCGACGCCGTGGATGGGGCAATTGCCAACGTTGACGGCGTGACACGTCACAAGCTCTATGAAAACGACACCGAGGAAACCGACGCCAATGGGCTGCCGGCGCACTCCATTTCGGCCATCGTCGAGGGCGGCGATGCGGAGACTATCGCCAAAACCATCCGGGGCGTGAAGGGGCAGGGGGTATCAACGTTCGGCACCACCGCGATCGTTGTCGCGGACAAGTACGGCAACCCCTACACAATCCGCTTCTCCCGCCCGGTAGACGTGCCGATTTACGTGGCTATCACCATCAAGGTGTTCACCGGCTACACCTCGGAAATCGGCGCGCAGATGCGCCAGGAGATAGCGGACTACATCAACTCGCTGGCAATCGGCGCCAACGTGCTGCTGAGCCGCGTCTATTCTCCCGCAAACCTCGGTGTCGTCAGCGGCGGCAACGCCCGCTACTACGACATCAACGAGCTGCTGATTGGCCGCTCTGATGATTCGGTAGCCGCGGCGAACGTGGTAATGCGCTACGACGAATCGGCGTCCTGCAGCACCGACAATATCGTGATCACGGTGGCGCCATGAGCAAATACACCGAGCTGATCACAAACTATCACGCGACGAAGCCGCTGTTTTATCAGCACGTCGACCTGTCCACCCGGCCGCTGATTGACGTATCGGCGGCGACCGGCGGCATGTTGTCGGCGTTCGACATCGATACCGCCGTCGGCGAGCAGCTGGACATACTCGGAGAGTGGATAGGGCGCCGGCGCTCCGTGGCCGCGCCAATCACCGGCATCTTTCTTGAATTCGACAAGGAGCGCGTCGGGTGGGACCAGGGCATCTGGCTCGGGCCCTACGACTCCATCGACGGCATGGTGAACCTCTCCGATGAGGTCTACCGCATAGTCCTGAAGGCGAAAGTCGGCATCAACGCCTGGAACGGTCAGAACGAGAGCCTGCAGGGCATTCTGGAAACCGCGCTGGAGGGCACCGGCATTCAGATGATGATTCTGGACAACCAGGATATGTCGATCTCGGTGCTGATCGTCGTCGACCCGGAATACATCATATCGAGCATCGACCGGCTGATATTCGACTCGGCGATTAACCGCGGGCCGCTGGTGCCGCTGCCGGCGGACTACAAGCCGTCGCGCTACGACATTAACCCGATTGAAAAATTACCCGCCGAGTTCGTCTTCGTGATCCGCAACGGGCTGCTGACTGTGAAAGCTGCCGGCGTACGCATTCGCGAAACCGTAACGCCGTCTAACGGCTACAAATTCTTCGGCTTCGATACCGAAACTGACTATATCGCCGGCTTCGAGTCCGGCGCTTGGGGAGAGGCATTCTGATGGCAGTTAACCAATTTAAGCCGTTCGCGATCGGGGCCGGCGCTAACGTGTCGACGCAGAGCGAATACGAAGGGCTGGTGGCCCTTTCCACCGGATTTGCTGCGGGGATTGCACGCTCAGGCCAGGTCAACAAGGCGCTGCGTCAGGGCACCGTGATGGCAAGCGTGCTGGCGCAGTTCATTGCTGACAGCACCGGCCGGGACGTTCTTGATGACGGCAACACATCATCGCTGGTGCTGGCGCTCTCGAATGCGATCAGCATGGGTGCAATGGCGCAGATCCCCGTCGGCGTACCGCTGCCGTTCCCGTCAGACACGCCGCCCAGCGGGTTCGCCGCGATGCAGGGGCAGACATTTGATAAAGCCGCATACCCGCGCCTGGCCGCTGTCTACCCGTCCGGCACGCTGCCGGATATGCGGGGCTGGACAATTAAAGGCAAGCCCGCCTCCGGCCGCGCCGTGCTCTCTCAGGAGCAGGATGGCATCAAGTCGCATAGCCACGGCGCCAGCGCCGATAGCGTCGACCTCGGGACTAAATGGACATCCAGCTTTGACTACGGCACGAAAACGTCGAGCACATTCGACTACGGCACGAAAACGACCAACGCCACCGGGGGCCACTCCCACACCATCCCGGGCAACGTCCTGACGCAGGACCAGAACCAGAATCACGTATCCGGTGGGTCGACTGGCTGGTGGACGCCGAACAAAGAGACGTCATCAGTGGGCGACCACTCCCACAGCGTGGGCATCGGCGCGCATAACCATACCGTCGGCATCGGAGACCACTCGCACACCGTCGCGCTGGGCGCGCACGGCCATAACGTTACCGTGGCCGCCGTCGGCAACGCGGAAAACACCGTTAAAAACATCGCATTCAACTACATCGTGAGGCTCGCATAATGGCATTCGAAATGACCGACACCGCCCAGACCATCCGCATTTTTAACCTGCGTGCAGATACTCAGGAGTTTATCGGCGCCGGCGATGCATATATCGCTCCACGCACCGGCCTGCCGGCATACTGCACTGAGATTGAGCCGCCGGAGATCCCCGAGGGATTCGCCGGGGTGTTCGACCACGATACGGGTGAATGGTCGGTGCAGGAAGATCATCGTGGTCTGACTGTCTACCGCACTGATAGCGGCGCTGCCGTGCGCATCATTGAGCTGGGGCCGTTGCCCGATGGTGTCACGTCCCTGGCGCCGGACGGTAGCTACCAGAAGTGGGACGGCAGCCAGTGGGTCGCCGATACTGAAGCCGAAAAGCGTGCGCAGATCCGCGATGCAGAGAGCATGAAAAAAGCGCTAATGCAGGCTGCCGGCGAAACCATCTCGACGCTGCAGGATGCCGTAGAGTTGGAACTGGCAACCGACGACGAAACGACGAACCTTGAGCAGTGGAAAAAATACCGCGTCCTCCTGAACCGCATTGATACCAGCACTGCCCCTGATATTGCCTGGCCCGAACAACCGCGTTGATCCCTCTGAGGTAAATATGGAATTATATAAAACTAATAATCCTGTGCCGTCAGCTGACATGCGCGATATTTTTGATGATAATCGAGTTCAGGATAGTTTATTAAATGGGGAGGAATTAGAGGTCGAGTCCCGCACAGGGGAAAAGCTTCCGTCGTGGAAAGGTATCGTTAAGAAAAATGATGACCTTATAAATGATACACGGCAGAATCTAATCCCACTCAGTCGCCAATACATGACACTTGACGACGCGCAGGCGGATATTGCTAATATCCCAGAGGGGGCAACAGCCTATGTGCGAAGCCCTAGCGATAAAGCCCTGGCATTTGAAGTGATTAATAATGGAGGGGTGCTAGAGCCTACATGGCGAGTGATGCCATCCGAGCAAACTATTTCCGATGCAATTAATCCAGTCCTATCTCTGTTAACGGCGAATACTACTGACACAAAAACTCTCATAAATATTCTGGACGCAGACAGGAATATCCGTGGTGATCTCGGCGAGGATGAGGAGTCTGGAACGCTGCAGATACGAACTGATGACTTTGTGCTAAACGGTAAAAAACTGGAAAACGGAGAGTTTAAAATAGATGCCGGTGCCGATGGTCATATAATCCGTATTATTGATGCCGACGGAAACATTGTGTATGCAATCACTAATGACGGCGAGATCTACGGGTGTATTATTTCTGATGGTAACACTGCTGGGGGCGGTAACGACGTTATTGCCCAATTGCAGGCCCTGGCATCTGCAATGGCAACTGGAGAGTCAGCCCCGCATATACTTAATTGCAGCGTCGCAGACAGAAGACTCAATATCATTATTGTTTACGGGCAGTCCAACGCGGTTGGTGCTGATACAGCATATGCGCTGAGTACAACGCAGATGTTCGGAAATATGATGCTCGGCAATTCTCCACGTGGGCAGAATTTTACCAGCGGTTCAACGGTATACGAGTATGGTGCAGTTGGCGGTAATAACCTTGTTCCTCTTGTGGAAGTAGTGCAGGCGACAACGTGGGGTGAGACCGTAGTATCGGGCATAGTGAATACTGCAAAATATTTGCATAACCGAAAAATGCTGAAGGAGAACGATACGGACAGTCTTTTTGCTGGCGGCAGCGCCGGAGTTTCTGGCGCTACGATAGCGAAACTTAGCCCTGCTGCAGGACAGTCATGGGGGCGGTTCACATCCATGCTTGCCGGATTTAAAGCCGCTGCTGACGCGGCGGGGTATTCAGTCGGCTCCTGCGGGATTTATTACGTCCAGGGCGAGGCGGATAACTCACAATCGTATGAGTACTATTATGGCGCGCTCGAAACGCTACGTGACTCGATGAATAGCGCGGTGCGCAGTGCGTTCGGTCAGGACACTGACGTGCATATCGCGCTGACGCAATTCGGAGGGCAGTTTGCGTATGATGCAACACACGACGCTGCAGCTCGCGCGATCACAGCGTTCTGCGATGCGCACGCTGACGTGTCGTTAGCCGGGTGCCATCATCAGTACCCTGGCCCTGGTGCCCATTTATCGAGCAATTCATACCGCTGGCTGGGGGCGAATATCGCAAAATCACTGCATCGAGCAATGAACGGCTCGAAACAGCCGACGTTCAAAATTGTGTCCGTGAAACATACCGGGGATAAAATATACGTTGGTGTAAAAGTCCCCGCTCCCCCTATCCAGTTTAAAACCGCGTACGACAAATGGGCGCCGGTAAATTATTCAGATCGGGGATTTACGGTGATTGACGATGTCGGGATTCTGGTCGGTAGTGACCTCGACGTGCAGGTGGTAGCCCCCTGCGTCATTCAGATTACCTGCTCCCGCCAGTTATCCGGTGAAGTGCGGGTGACGCTGGGAGACCTGGCAAATCATGCCGGTGTACACAATATCGCTGATAGCGACCCGTCAGTATCAATGTTCTCTTGGGAATATCACGAGGGGACAACCCAGCCCGCTGCAGAAAATATTCCTGAACTGCTCGATAAGCCGTATCCGTTGTTTAACTGGTGCGCCCGCGATTCCGTTATTTCGGAGAAAATTTAATGTCATTAGACCTCTACGCTAAAAACACGCGCCTGTCATCCGCTCCGTCTAAATTTATCAAATCCCTGCCGGTGATGGACGGGATTCAGTGTATCAACTTCGCCGGAGCAACACTGGTACAGAACCAGTTGCGAAACGGTGAGGCGCTGTCAATCTTCGGCGCACCGGTACAGGTCACAGATTATTCCTCCCGGCTGATTGCGCAGAATTCGGTATTAACGCCGTTCCTCGATTTTGAGGAGGCCACGTTTATCATTGTGCTGCGCGCGTTCGCGTCGGGAACGGGCTCTAACTCAACCCTCGCAGGTATCTATCCGAATACCGGAAAAACGGCCCGAGGGTTTGGTGTGGGCCTGCTGTCATCCGGGGGTGTATTTGCTTCGGCATCTGCGTATTCCGGAGTTGAAGGTGCTGCGACGAGCAACATTCTCGCAACGATAGCAGCGCCCGCCGCCATCCCGACAACCTGGGATACTGGCGAATGGCGTTGTATCGCAGGTAAAGTGTGGATCGAGGGCGGGCGCGTCATGGTGAAAATCCTGGACCTGACGAGAGGCATATCCGCGCAAAGCCAGAGCGTCGCAGGGCTGGTCCGCGACATGCGCAATGGCGGTCAGGTGATGAGCATCGGGCAGGGGCGCGGTGGTGGTCAGGACTCTGTCAGCTACAAAGAGATGGCGTCCACGTTTATTTACAATCGTGCTTTGACTGATAACGAAATAGCGCTCAACTATGATTTTCTGAAAACATATTTCGCGTATCGAGGATTATCACTGTAAATTATAATTGCGGCTAGTTTATGCTGGATAGCCGCATGTATACTTGATATGGTGGAGGATATATATCCCCACTTTTTATATTGTTCTTTTCACACCTTGTTGAGGTGAGAAAATGGCTAATTAGGTAAATTAATTAAGGCGCTAACAATTGAAGATATCTTATCTCCTCTAGATAACCATTTATCAATAGTCCCAGTTTCATACTTCTCCTTTGCTTCATTAATTGCTTTTATTTTTTTATCATCATTAATGTCTTGTTTGTTGCATATATAGGACACTATCTCTTTTAATTTATCATCAGGGATTCCATCTTGGAATAATGCAGTTATTTGTGATTCTAGAGTTTCAAAATAATATGCGGCATATTCAACGTTGTGCATTTCTCCAACATGAAAATCAGTATTAATATCAGTGCCAGCTGGGGCTGCTAATGCGGCCTTACAATTGAACATTTTGCCGACAGTTACTATATTTTTTTGGTGTTTACTTTTGCTCATGCGAAAATCCTTGTGTTTTTATATAGTGATCATGGTAAGGTATTGATTTTTAAAGCAAGTGGTTCTGTTTTGAATAAACATTAGAAGTATAATAATCCAGTTCAATATCAAAATATAGCGTAACCATTAATTTTAGCGCATGCATCTTGGTGATAAATGTAAATGTTAAAAGTTATTTAAATTTTTACTTTTGATTCATGTAGTTAAACATAATGTTGAAATTGATAGTCAAAATCTCGATTGATCTTAATCCTTAATAAAACTACTGTATATAAATGCAGTATTGTCGAGGTGGAGATCATGGCCCGCACATCAGACATCAAAGCCGCATTTTGCGCGGCTGTTCAACTCAACCCAAAGGGTTATCAGTGCCTACGCACAGCGGACTTCGTGCGCGAACTCGGAGCCAGGAACTGGCATTTCAGCATGGCTGATGCCAATGAGTGGATTGCCTACAACCAGAAATTCTTCGTTGATAAAACTACGGACTTCAGCGAAAACAGGCTATGGATGCCGATGAACATGGGGAGGATCGTCTGATGGGATTCCCGAGCCCCGCTGCCGATTTTACTGAAGACCGCCTGTCGATTAACAGCATATGCAACGTTACCGCGAACAGTCTCATCATCGAGACGACTACAGGCTACGCTGTTCTCGACAAATCGTACAGACCGGCGCAGGGCGATACAGTCTTAGCCTCGTTCGACGGCGGGTGCTGTTTTGCCAAAGTTATGGGGCAAGCACTCATAACAGACGACGGCGAAGCGCTGGAGGGTGAGGCTCTGGATGGGGTTACTGTCCACGGTGTGCTGACTCACACGATAACCGTTTTCGATAGAGAGGCGGGGCCGGTATAGGAGGAAACCCGTAGAATAATGGCTTTTTGGCTGATGTAACCTATTGATTGGTAAAAGATGAAATCACAACCTTTATTCTATCAAATTGATTTATGTGGCTGATATTAAATGATTTTTCTTCGGTCTTGAAAACCGGCGAGGGGAAACCCTCCCAGAGTTCGAATCTCTGCGCTTCCGCCATATAAAACAAGGGGTTACCGAAAGGTGACCCCTTGTTGCTTTGTGTGCTTGGTAAAGTGTTGGTATATTCACTTGGTATATTCCATGTAAATAACAGAAGCAGACAGGGATTGCACAGATGACGATATTAGTCTGCCCGAGGCGCCTTTGTGTGTATTCGGATGAAGATCGGCCAGCAACATTGAACTTCCTTAACATGATTGATGTAGTTGTGTTAAAGAGGGATAGTGAGTTGACGATTGACTTGTCTAAGGTTGAGTACGCTAGCGCATCAGCCACTGTTTTACTTTTTGCTATAGTGAACCGAGCACAGCTGATTGCAAAAGTTCAGAGCCAGATCCGTTTCAAATTCCCTAAAAAAGAAGACAATTTAGAAGGGCATAAGTGGATAGTTCAGACAGGGCTCTCTGCAGCTTTGGTTGCTAACACACAGAAAAAACTGGAGATGCTAACCAAAGAAAAAAGGTACTATCAGTCGGCTGTTGAGCCCTTTGAACACTGGTTAAATACTGTATCTACCATTCAAGAAACTGCACTACTAAATGCTGACGCATTCTCTTTAATGAGCTCGGCATTGAACGAAGCGATACTCAACGTGTCCTACCATGCATACGAGCACCACTCATTCAAAAGCCAGCTTGAGAGCTTGGGGGGGAAAAGATGGTGGCAATGCTCTTGGTACAACAAAGAAGAAAATTTAGTAGTTTTCATCATTTGTGACTTAGGTTTAGGGATCCACAACTCGTTTGCTACAGTTTTCGACAATCTTCCAGTCAGCGAGATTTCATCTGTGTCTCTGGCACTATCCTCCGGACATTCAAGGCATTTAAATGCTGGACGTGGCAATGGTTCTGAGGATATAAAAAGGCCTATAGGGTCTGGTTGTGCGGAGTCCGAATCACTACTAGTACTAACTGGACACGCCAGATACCGCTATAATTCAACTGATGGGAAGCCTCGTTGTGAATGGCTTTCAGAAAACATACCGGGGACCTTGATTGAGTGGGCATTGGTTCCGAGGAGAGGAGAAGATGATTAACATCGTCATAGCTAAGGACTTTTCGAAAACACCTTTTGGTCGATTCATGTCTGACAGTCCTTATAGTGCTGAAAAATTCCGCAAAGATTTCTTGGTGCCAGCGTTACGTTCTGGTGAGCAAGAGGTTGTTGTTGATTTTAACGGCATTGCTCTGGGCGTAGGATCTTCATTCCTCGAAGAGGCATTCGGAGGGCTTGTTCGGAAAGAAGGTCTGACTAAGCAAGGCTTAAAAAGCCGGCTTGTCATCAAAAGTGAGATGCCTTTCTACAAGGAACAAATTGAGCGCTTCATAGACAATGCGGAACCTGAGCGAGCATAAGGATAAACGTTAAGTGGTTAATCAACCTGTTGGGCTACTCCAGTTAGTAGCCCAAAATGCATGGATGTTTAGTTGTACAAGCATTGTTCTTGTCTTTGTTGGCTGGAAAGTTACGTATAGTAATTCGTCCCGTCTTGCCACCCGCTCCGAGACTAAGTCACTCGTTGATGCATTAGCTAAAATCGTCAATGATATTGCTGATGTTTCAATCGATTTTTGGATAAATAAATGTCAAAACGGTCAGGCATCCGCAATATATAGTCATGGCATTAAAATCCAAAGCAAGAGGAAACAAGATAAATCGACCTATCGGCTTTTCGAAATGAATGTTTTTGCCAAAATGAATCAAGCTTATAAGTACATTAGCCTGTTGGAAGCTAGAGGAATTGCTTTTGATAATTCTTGGCTTTCATTGTATCCCGAAAAAGTTACATTGGACTGCGAGTCTGCCCACCAAATGGATCTGTCGGTGCGAGCTACTCGAGTGCAGGAAATTTTAGGTGTTTCCCAAGATACGATGAATATGCTTTACGAAGCATTTCAAAAAAGTCATCCCCCATCAAAGGGGATGACTATTGTTGAGTATGTAAAAAAAGAGCGAATGAAAATCGATGAATGGCTCCGTTCACTTAATTGATTTGTGTTGAGCCTCTAGTGGAAATTCTAAAGTTGGAGATATCTTGACTTTCCTATCATAAGCGGATACTTGCCCTTCAGTTTTATGTCCAGAAAATAGCTGTTTATCTCTACTACTACCATCATAATCTGAGATCGCTTTAGCCTTGATGTCATGAAAAGTGCCAGGGATTTCTCGCCCTAGACTCAATGCAGCAGCTTTTTTCGCAGTGTTCCACCAAGTATTGAACGTTTTTTTGTTCATCCGCCCACCGCTAGGTGAGGGGATTATGTATCCCGCTGCTGACTTATTCGCAAAATGCCGGTGAGCTAAGGCGATAGCAGCCTGCAATCGAGGCGTCCATTTCTTGATCTGTTTCTTGCCTGTTTTATTCTGCTCGATGAAAATTCCATCGGCGCGCAGATCTGGAATTTTCAAATCAAATACATCCCCCTCTCGCGCTGCACACAGATACGAGATCTCCATAGCTACCTGCACTTCCGGCCTGGCGTTTTCATAAATAGCCAGGTAGTCTTCATCCGGTATATACACGTCTCTATCTACAAGAGTAAATTTCCTGATTCCCCGGCATGGATTCCCCTTCACATAGCCTCTTTCAAATCCCCAACCAAAAACCCGCGACATACTTGAGACCTCTTGATTGGCCTGGTTCTTACTGGCTAACCCCCGCTTGTCCATAAAAATTCTGACCTGCTCAATCTTAATTTCATCAGCCCTCATTTTTCCAAATACTGCGAGTAGTTTTTTCTGATGCTGGGCGTAATCTTTTTGAGTTCGAGCAGCCAGTTCAGTAAACGTTGGGCTGTCGAGAAACATCCCCCACAATTTTGAGAAAGTCATGACGTCATGATGTTTCGATTTTTCTTTCTCATAATTAGCCCAAAGTTTCGACATGCTGGTTTCACGTATTTTTCCCAGCGTAATGCTTTTTTTAGTTCCCTTTGGCTTCCAAACATAGCTGTATTTGTTTTTTGTTACCCGAGGCGGCAGTTGAGCATCCTTCGGATTTTTACGTGGTCGTCCCATAAATGGCGTCGAAGTCAGGTTCTGTTGCAACATATTCATCAACCTTTGGTAATTCAGAGATATTCGGTGCCAGGTTTTTTCGTAACACTATTGGCCTGTTTCTACCGTCAGTAGTAAACGGGATGCCATGGCAGCGCAGTTGGCGCTGCTGCTCGGTATAGCGTCGATAACCTGTTACTTCTGCAATTTCCGCAGGTGACAGTGTGAGTTCGTACATGGCTATCACCTCCGATAGCCAGCCAGTTAAAGATAACTGGCTGGTGGGTAGAATGCTGAAATTGGAAAATCAGTTTGAAGTAGCGGTTAGTCGCTGCCAGATAACCGAAACGTATTTGGCTTGGTGCCGGGCGTCGGCCAGTGCATTATGCTGATCGCCAACAAATTGGATTTTGTAGCGCGGTTCACATCCGACGGATTTACCGAGCTCGACGATGGTACGCACATCGCGATCGTTAACGAGCCTCCACGGGCAGTCGATACCTGTTCGGTCGTAAGAGCTGCGCAAGATAACGTTATCGAAAGTGGCACCATTTCCCCAAACCTGAATGTTGGCAGGGCCATTGGCTGCATTCTCGCTAATAAAATCATTTAACTGGAGCAGGGCGTCATCAAGAGGAATAGCGTCATCCATCGCGATAGCCGATCGGGCCTCTGCTGACTGCTTGAGCCACCAGATAATCGTACTAGCCTCTGGTACGCCGCCCCATGCCATTGCAGACTCAAGACTTACCGCTTTATAGAAATCCGGGCCCAGCTGGCCGGTAGCGGGGTCAAAAAATACCGCGCCAATCGAGACTATCGGAGCATCAGGGCCGGAGGCCATTGTCTCCAGATCGACCATGAGGTGAGTATAAAGCGCATCTGAATTTTGAATCCGGGTATCATTATTTACGGGATCTGCCTTTTCACAATCCTCAGCACCGCTTTCACTCGCGACCATTCCCGCTTCGCCCGACGCCGGGACAGCTCCAGTTTGTTCTTCATTGCTGAAAGGTTCTTCCATCGGCACATTGTCCGCGTCCTCAGTTTCGGTGGTAACTTCTGCTGGTGCTGGTGCTGGTGCTGGTGCTGGTGCTGGTGCTGCAAGCCCTTCAATTGTGAAAATGCCGCCACCCGCGTTGGCAATCTTTGGCTGGTTATTTTTTGCTGGTTCATCCGGCTGCAGGCGATTTACCTCTTCCGCTGCGTCGAGTTCCGGGACGTGCCGTGCGGCCGCCAGCGTTTCTGGTGTTGGGTTTGCATGATCTGTTTCAGTCAGGTTTGCGCAGATATACCCACGCAATCTATCTGGGAAAGGTGTTAAATGCTCCTCTGCACTACGGATTAGAGCAAAAATCGCCGCGCGCGAGTAATCCAGGATCCCCGGAGTCGCTCGCAGTGCGACAGACCATTCCTTAAATGGACTCTCTTTTTTCTGCACAATCTCTTTTGCGCGCCGATAAATACTGCCCGGCAGGTCATAGATATTGAAATCCATTGGCAGGGTTGCCAACGCAATTTCCTTGTCGAGGACGTCGAAGGTATGCACCAGGTCCGGGTTACGATCTGTCTGGTTGCCGCCTCCAGCGTTTGCGCCCGAGTTGGTACGCTGCACAGCGGAAATCCTGTTCCCGTTGGCCCATTCACGAACCAAAATGCCGCGGTCGATATGGTCATGCTCAAGCCAGAGCTTAATAAACGTGATCAGTGTTCCCAGTTCATGCCGTTTATCGACAGGGAAAACCTTTTTCACAGCCGTGGTGACCTTCCAGAGACCGTGAAGGTCATAGTCTTTGAGCTTCGGATTGTTCTCGGCCGCCAGTAACAGATTCTGGATATAGTTGTTATCGGTATCCATCTCCAGATCGGCGATCTGGCATTTTGTTGGCCAGCTGATATGGGAGGCATGTTTCTCTTCTGTGAGAAACTGCGCCAATAACTGCGCCCTGAAAGGGAGGAGTGCCAGGTTATAAGTTAAGTTTTCATCAGATGTTGACAGTGGTGTGGAGGGGATGGGCTGCTCCTGCTCCTGCTCCTGCTCCTGCTCTGGTGCGGGCGTAGGTGCGGGTTCAGCAACAATCTTCTGCCAGCTGGCCCCGTCGTCAGCAAGGGTGTAGCGATCGCACCAGGTGTCGTCAAGAACGCCTTCCTCTGGCAGGTCGTCTACCACAAACCAGTTAGTGCGGATCGGCAGCTGGTGGTCGGCGCCGCGGCCGGTTTCAATTTCTGCATCCTCCAGAATATCGAGGATCTGACGGTCAGCGCGGGAGTCTGATTTTGCAGAGAACCAGCAAAAGAAGCTTTTAGCATTGGCGGCTTTTGCTTTGGCTTTAATGAGATACGCATACGTGTTCATTGCGTTCGGGTTCCTTTAGGTTGTAAGATACCCGGGACTTTGATAGCTCCCCTCGGGTAGTGGTCATTGTTCAAAACTCGATTCCGGAAAGCTTTGGTCGGCTGACCGGCGTACAAACCCGCTTCGGCGGGTTTTTGCGTTATTGAGGGTCTCGCCCGTAGCCTGGATGATCCTCTAACACGTCGTTTAAGATGGTTTTAACTTCGCAGTTAGGAAGTTGCTGTACCGCCTGCTTGATAGCGGTCCCAAAAGCTTCTGCAACAAGTTCAAATTTACTGGCAAGTCGGTTCGCTTCGTCAGCCTGCTCTTCAACAGCATCCATCTCGAACTGATGCTCCTGCCACACTTCATTCAGCACATCGTCCTCGACTTCTTCACGCAGTGCCTCTTTGACCTCCAGCACCGGGAGAACGCCAATCAGTTGCTCTGCTGGCGCGCTACTGAATCGCAATGCCAGTTCATTTGCTGACATATAAACCTCCGGAAAAAGGCCCGCCGCTTGACGGGCAAAAGAACATTTTCCAATTTAACCAGAACAGGTCTTCGTCTCCTGTTTGGTTACGATGGCGGTATTACCATCATCATGCTCTGAGCACCGGGCATGGGGCTGGCAACAGCCATTATTCAAAACTCGATTACTGATGAACTGCTGGCTGTTGGTCGGCAGCCGGATCGCCTTTCTGGGCGAGGAAGTAGCAGATGCGGCGAATGACGGCCCAAAATAAGGGCAGACGTACTGCCTGGCATCTCGATGGATTGCGTGCAAAGTCTGTCATGTTGAATTTCCTTTTTTGCCATTAAAGGCAGGCTGCCTGAACGTTGAAACCTGCTGCGCATTGTCATTGCCATCTCATCCGGTGCTTCGTATGCCGCCGGCAGCTACTGCGTGGGCTTCCTGCCTTGATGACGTGTTGCGATAATCAATTAAACACAAAGTTTATATTTGTGTCAACAAAATGATTTTACGATATCAGATGAACACTTCAACTATTGAAGGCTTTAGCAGGCATAAAAAAACCCGCACGAGGCGGGTTGATCTGGTGGGAAAGGTTGGTGGTTAACTGTTCTTAAATCTACCACGGAGATATTTTTCAACGTAATCATCGATTTCTTTTAAACGCAGTTCGAAAGTATCAATCATTCTGTCTTGCTCTGCTTCCGGTAACTGGTTGAAAAGCTCAAGCATACGGCGCTCTTTATCCCTGAGTCCTGATGATTCGTGAACCTCTTCCCCCAAGATCCATGCCACGGAAACACCATAGGCATCTGCAATTTTCAACGCCGAGTTTTTACCAATCGCTCCCCGGGTAAACCAGTTGTTCACAGATTGAGGGCTAACGCCAGCTACTCGGGCAAGGTCGGCTTTGGTTGCTCCTTTTAAATCCATTAGCTCAATAAGGCGCTGAACTTGAGGGCTATCTGCTTGATGCGAAGTTGGTCTCATGATTTTCAGAGCTTGTTTTAGTGGTAGACGGTATCACTTGAGTTTAAACAAAATGTTTAAGCAATTGGCATTCATAAAGTTGACATTGGTATAAACATAATGTTTAATCGCTTCATGTCTTCCTATGGAGCAAGTTATGAACGCACTTGAAAAAGCTATTCTGGCGGCAGGTGGTGCAAGCCGATTAGCTAAAAAGATCTCGCTGTCACCCATGGCTATTAGCCACTGGAAAAAACGACACAAGGGGCTTATTCCATCAAGCCATGTCCTGCCGGTTTTTCAAGCAACCGGAGTTACACCTCATGAACTCCGCCCCGATCTGTATCCGAACCCAACTGACGGACTTCCTGTGGAGACCAAGCCATGCAATCGCTGACATGTGAACATAATAACCAGCGCAGCGGGGTTGCGCTGAAACCGCAAAATCAGTTTCAACCTCGGCGCCGGGATAGCATGAAATGCCGCCGTCTGCTCGACGCGGTTCGTGACTGGGAGGGCACTCTGCCAGGAAAAACGCAGCAAGATGACATCGCCCGTCTGGTGGCTGAGCGCTGGCTTGCCGTTGGCGGCCGAGGCATAACCGTCAATAAACAGAATCTCTTCCGTTACCTTCGAAATGAGGGCGGCTCAGAGAAGTACACCGGCTATGTGATGCAATTGTCTGAAGCGATTATCACCGCGATGCCTCTGGCGATCGCCAAGCGCTACGGCTGGCGTCGGGATGAAAAGACCAGCCCTGAGCTGGTGGCATCCTCAATGAAAGAGGACGTTGAAGCTCATCAGGCCGTTCTGCTTGGTTTGCCAGTAGCTGTTCAGGTTAAAGAGCTGCTGGAGTCCATTTCAGCCAAAACAGCAATGCTTCCATCAGATATTGCCGGGCCGCTGCTCGCAACGCTTAGCGCGATTGCCCCACAAATTTTTTAATCGAGTTTTGACCAATGACCACCAGCATCTGCTGGTTAATATGAGGTTTTAGATGGCCCGCATCAGAACAGTTAAACCTGAATTCTGGACAGATGAGAAGGTGGTGGAATGCTCAATTCCAGCGCGTCTCCTGTTTATCGGGTTATTCAACTTCGCTAACGATATGGGATGTCTTGAGCGCTCGCCAAAGCGACTCAAGATGCAAATATTTCCTGCAGACAGCATCGACTGTGAGCCGCTGATAAATGAGCTGATAACTCACGGATTACTCAGTGAGTATTCAGTGAGTGGAATTACTTATTTGTGCATAAAAGGTTTTCTGAAACATCAGAAGATCAACAGGCCATCAGCTACAAAGCTGCCCCTACCGCCTGAATTCAGTGAAAAGGGTCGCCCAAATACACCACCCAATGATGGAGCACTCAATGAGGACTCATTGAGTGCTCAGGGAGAACTCACTGACGGAAAAGGAAGGGAAGGGAAGGGAAAAGGATCAACCCCCTCTCTTAGCGCAGGAGTGAGTGAAAACTCCGACCAGGCAACTCCTCCGGTAGAACCTGCAGCACCTCGATACCTTGAGGGCCTGAGCGAGCCGATAGGCAAGTTCAGTCTGGTCACCGGATGGTTGCCGTCCATGGATTTTCGACAGCGGGCGGCGCAGTGGGGGATTAACTTGCCAGAGCCGGATTATCTGCCAACTGAGCTGGCAGAGTTCATCGCCTACTGGAATGCCGAGCAGAAAGTTTTTACCCAAATCCAGTGGGAGCAGAAATTTGCCCGGCACATTGTGCACGTAAGAGCGAAGAAGAAACCTGAAACCGGAGGAGTGACATATGCAGGAGTTCGACCAGAGCCAACAGCATCCCGAGCTGTTCAGCAGATCGACGCAGCCTACGAGAGCTGGTGTCGCAGAAACGGGATTGATGGCGGTGAAAACGGCATGGCAGCTGTGGAGGGTGATGGGCGAGGTGTTCTCGAACCGCTGGACCCAGAAGAATGGCGCCGAGCCCTCGGCTCTGTGGATAGCCCAGATCGGTTCGATGACTGATAGCGAGATCAAGCTGGTTTGCCAGCAGTGCATGGAGCGCTGCGCTATGGGAAATACCTGGCCGCCAGACCTGGCAGAGTTTGTCTCTCTGGTATCCGAAAGCGGGGCTAACCCGTTCGGACTGACGTCTGAAGGAGTGATGGACGCGTACCGGAAGTGGCGCAATGAGTCATACCGCTACTCCGGGAGTGATAAATATCCGTGGCCGCAGCCGGTGCTGTACCACATCTGCATCGAGATGCGAAGAACTGGCGTCGAGCGCCAGATGACTGAAGGGGAGCTAAAAAAACTGGCAGAAAAATTACTGACGAAGTGGACCAAGCACGTAGGCAATGGTTTCACCGTGCCACCTATACGCCGCCAGCTTGCTGCACCACACCATCCTGCCGGGCCAACGCCTGCGCAGATTTTGATGGAAGAGTACAAGCGTCGTAAAGCGGCTGGATTAAGCAACTAACGAGTTTTGACCAATGACCAATACAGTAAAAATCAATCAAATAGACCGGGTGGCGATCGCCGTACGCCATATGCCTGGCTGCGTCATTCGCGACATCTGTGAAGCCTTGGATGTTTCCGCCAGCACGGCCTGTAACTTTCTCAGGTCGCTGACACGCAAGGGCATTATTACCCGCAAGCACAACGGCACGCAGTATGTCTACACCGCAGCAGAAGGAGCCAACATACCGGACGTGGTGCTGCCCTTCATGCTGGAAAAGCCAAAAGATCCTGAGAAGCTGCAGGCAGTGGAGGCGCTGGCACAGGAGCTTGAGATGAAAGGTTTCTGGCGTCGGGCGGCCACACAGTACACCAGTGCTATGAATATGGCCTGCAACTCCAATGAGATGTTGCGCCTGTGCCAGCGCCGGGATGCTTGCTACCGGCGTGCGGCGAGGAGGGCGTGAACATGGCCAGTAATAACCTCTGGAAAATCGTGAACGCGATGCGGGAGCGGGGAGAGATAACTCCACGGGAAGTTAAAGCGCTGGTGGACTGCGACTGCAAAAAAGCCAACCGTCTGCTTGAGCACCTGGTACATGTCGGCGTGGTATCCAACGTTGGTCGGCTCTATCACCCGGTTTACCGGCTGCGCCGCGGCGAAATTAACCTCAAGCCGATTAAGCCAGCAACAGAAAAGCCAAAGCGTCAGCGCGTGAGCATCACAGAGCAGTGCCGTCAGAGCTGGCAGGGGTATCAGGTCCATAAAATATTTGGGAGTGCTAAATAATGAATAAACAAAAAAATCATCTCGGAATCCTATTAATTAAGGCGGGAGATATTTCTCATGGCTAATTCATTCAAGCAAATGATTAAATCCGGAATTATCAAGCGTCCCGATTCTGGGATGTTCATTAGTCTTGACGATATTCACGTTAAAGAGGGTTTCAATAAACGTGAGGATGACGATCGCACCCGTGCAGCAGACGATGATCTGTTCAACTATCTGAGCAAAGGTGGCACAGTCCCTCCGCTAGAGTGTATTGCGCGCGATGAAGGTGGTGTATGGGTTGTCGAAGGTCACAGGAGGCGCCGCGCTTACGCAAGGTGTCGTGATGCCGGAAAGCCGGTAGACCGCATCCATATAATGCCGTTCGTAGGTAACGATGTGCAGCGCCTGGCTCGAATCATGACCAGTAATAATCAGCTTCCGCTTACCTCTCTTGAGCAGGCCGCTGTTGTCCAGGAAATGACTACAACGTTTAACCTGTCTATCAGTGAAATAGCGAAACTAGTTCACAAGTCGGCGCCGACCGTTGAAAAGCTCCTGGCACTCAGCACAGCCAATCATGATGTGCAGCAGGTCGTTAAATCCGGCGACGTGTCTGTGACGGTAGCCGTCGATAGGGTTAAGGAACATGGCGACAAGGCTGGAGAGGTTCTCAAAAATGATGTGGCAGCCGCTAAGGCGTTGGGCGCCAAGAAAGTAACTAAACGCATTGTCGCCCCGGAAATCAGCGTCAAGAAAGCGCGGCGGCTGGTTGAGCTGATGGCTATTGCGAATATCACAGATGATGGCGTTATGACCCTGGACGGCATCGACTTGGCCGAAGCGCTGGACATTATCGACGAACAGAAACGCATCGCGGAAAACCGCATGCAGCTTCGCGAGAAGGCATCCAAATGAGCACTATCACAGCATTACCAGTGGAACGCGACCAGTACGGTTACTGGACTCACCCTCTTTACGATGAGTTTTGCGATGGTCGGGAGCACATATCGACCGAAGAGTTTAACGCCTTGCTTGAAAAAGTCGGACTGGAATGGACGGTCATTTATCGTGACGAGGATGATGTCTATCCTGCCGTCGATGGTTACGACATTTCCACTTGGCAACCTGAAATGCCTGATGGGGATGGTTGGTTCGTGGGCTCGATTCACGACACTGAAGACGGCGCGGTGTGCATTTGGCTTAGGAGCGTGCAGCATGACAACTGATCTCACCAAACTGGAGCAGAGCCTGAAACGTCGAGCTTATTCAGCAAACGAGTTTGGAGAGAGCTTGTACGTAAAAGCCGATGACGTCCTGGCACTGATAGAGGCGTTGGAGGCTAAAAACGCTGAATGTCATCGACTGTCCGACGAGCTGCGTGGAGCCACAGCGCACGTAGCGCTGCTGAAAATCGACGCGCGGGAGCTGGTAAAGGAAGCTAGGGATAAAGACGCGCGCATAGCTGAGCAGACTGAAACTATCGCAAAACAGGAGAAATGGATTAGGGGCATTGAGGAGTCGATGATCAATGCAAACGACAGGGCTGAAGAGTGGGAACGAAAGGCAATCAGCAATTTTGAAGCATGCTCCGAGCTGCAATCCCGCGCAGAGTCTGCTGAAAAATGCCTTTCAAACTTGGCTACTGTATCTCGGAGATATTTGCCGCGGTGCCGCCGCCGTTCGCCGAAGCGCTGATGCGTGCGAATTTACCAGAAATGTGTAGGGCAAAAGAACTGGCAGCATAACTAAGCCCGCTTCGGCGGGTTTTTAGTTTCACAGCGAAAACATCTTTATAAACAGCAGTATGGTATTCACAAAACGTGCCCTCAAAAAACTTGAATCTTACTTGTTGTAGGTATACTGTATATTTGTACAGTAAGTGTTTGAGGGAGGATTTATGAAAGTTGAGGTCACAATTGATCGCACCAAAAAATTGCCGGACGGGGCGGTGCCTGCGCTTGAGCTGGAGCTTAAGAAGCGTATCGATAAAAGCTATGCTGATTGCAAGCTTACCGTCCGGCGTGCCGGCTCTGACGGCCTGAATATCGTTGGAGGAGAAAAGGCGGACAAAAAACGCATCGAGGAGATCCTGCAGGAGACCTGGGAAAGCGCAGATGAGTGGTTTTATTAATCAGCTGTGGATTTAATTTCAGGTTTATAAGAGGGGACTCGGGGTGGAAGTAAAAGATTTACCAAAAAAGGGTTACGCAGTTATCAGATGCCACGATGGGGTTATCGTTGCCAAACTGCATTCATTTCCGGAATGCCAGCGCGCGCTGATGTATCGCCGTGGCGGTATGGTGTCGTTTATGCCGTTGGCAGAGGATGAAATTATTGGCACGCCCACCTTGTTCACGCAGATGCTGGAGAAGGCTGGTTACCGCGTTGCTGAGAACTCTGGTATTATCCCGTCATAGGCCTGAACACCCTATACCTGCTGCGCCACTGGAGAGACACCATGGCGCAAAACCACATTCAAAACACCCCACCCCTGACGCCGTCCGGCGCCAGCGGTTTATTCATGCCGAAATCCCCGCGGGGTGATGCATGAGGCGAACCTGGTTTCAGCATACCGACCTTACATCCGAGCAGATTGATGATCTCGAGAGACGGTACCGCAACAATAACGTTAAGACAGAGCGATCGCTTAGTAACGACTTCATTCACTGGACGCTGAGCGCATATCTGCCTGAGTCAGAAAAAGCTCCCCGCCCGGATCGCCGTTTTGAGCAGCGGTTCTGGGGGTGATGATGGAAACGTTAATGCTTTCACTGCCATTTCCGCCAAGCGTAAACGCTTACTGGCGCGCGCCAAGCCGCGGCCCGTTGAAAGGCCGGCATATGGTTAGTGCCAAAGGGCGCGCTTATCAGGCGGAGACCTGTGCAGCCATCTTTGAGCAGTTACGTCAGCGGCCACATACTCTGGTGGGGCCGGTTTCAGTAATCGTCACTCTATACCCTCCTGACCGCCGACGTCGTGACCTGGATAACTTCAACAAGGCGCTGTTTGACGCCCTGACACGGGCCGGAATCTGGCAGGATGACAGCCAGATAAAACGTCTGCTACTCGAATGGGGCCCGATCATTCCAAAAGGGCAGGTAATCGTCGCCATCTCAGCCTTTGGAGCGGGGTCATGATGCGCGCAATACTGACGGCAGAGGTCGTCCGCACCCTGGGGATTGTGCTTCTGAAGCCGGGGCGTGAACTGATGCCTCTGTTTTCCCATGGACGCATTCTGGTTGAGTCGGTTCCCCAGAACATGGCTTCCCTGGCGCCGGGTCGAATTCCGGACGCCCGCCAACCGCTGGCAAACGATCCTGAAATTGCTGGTTACTTTATTGACGAGCGAGTCATTCGTGCCGCTGGTGGTATTTCCGGTCTTGAATACTGGCTGGAAAATCGGCATCGCGAATGTCAGTACCCACACTCTGAGTACCATCACGATGAGCTGGCCACGATGCGGTACCCGCCTGGCGCGATATGTGTTTGCTGGCACTGCGACAACAAGCTGCGCGACCAGGCGACTGAGCTTCTCGCCAGAATTGCCAGGGAAAACTTAATCGAGTGGATTATTGAAATAGTTCTGCGCGATCTGGGATATAGCCGGGAGCGTGTGTTATCTGTTGCGGAGCTGTGCTGGTGGGCGTTAACTCACGGAGCATCAGAGGCTATTAACGAGTCTCTGGCACGGAAGGCGCTACGCTTAGCCAATGAGCCAATCCCTTCAGTCTGGCGTGAAAGTGACATTCTTCCAACAGAACTGGCCACCAGCATTCTGAAGCGGCACACCGACAGCTATTCCCCTGATCCCGCTCTTCAGGAGCCTGTGCTGGATGCGCCTATAACACCACTTACTATCGATTCAGAGCCGCCAGCATCATTTTTCCGAAAACCCAAGCGTATCCGCTGGGAAAACCAAAGCTATCTGGCGTGGGTTAAATCGCAGCCATGCGAATGCTGCCGGCAGCCAGCTGATGATCCTCATCATCTGATAGGTCACGGGCAGGGTGGCATGGGGACGAAGGCACACGATGCGTTTGCTATCCCACTCTGCCGCCGTCACCACAACGAACTGCACAACGACCCAGTTAAATTTGAGCGTAAATACGGCTCGCAACTCGAAATGTTAAAGAACGTACTGGACCGAGCCTTTGCGCTTGGCGTTCTCGCGTAATAAGGAGAAAAAATGACACCGCAGCAACGCCGCAAACATGTAGCAGCTCTTAATGAAGTAGCGAAGGCAACTCATAAGCGCTATCTGGGGAAATCCGTATTACTGACAGGTATACAGTCAGGATGGATTAAATCTTTACTGACGATCTGGGGCGATAATGTCAGAGGTGGGACAGCACCACGCATACCAAAAGGCCATGCGTGCTGGCGAGGGATTAAAGGGGCCTCATGGTCAGATAAGGCTCTGGAGCGTTTTACCGCTGCACTTTCTCAGGCACGGGAGGAAGGGTATCGAGGGCAGCAGGCGCTGAGTCGGGCGCACTCTATTTTATGGCCGAAGCCTGCCACTAAACTGATCGACAGTGCGCTCAATGATGATGATGCTGATTTCGTCGAGCAGTGCGTGCTGGAGTCATTCGAAACGACGGACCCGGTTTATGTCGTGGGAGTTGGGTTTTACACGACGCGTAAGAAAATCTCTGACATTAGCCGAGATCTGCAGCAAATGGCGCCTTGGCTGTCATCTGATGAGGCAAGGAGGCGCGTTAAATGGTGTCTGGAGATATTCCAGGCGAAAGTTTTTTTAGTTGCAAGACATGAGCTGAAAAAACAAAAATGAACAAAAAGTGCTATTTTGTGTTGTTGATATTGAATTCGCGCTAAAACTTTTGATAATCAGGGCATGCTTAGCAGAGCTGCGCCACTCGGCAGCGACCAAAAGCGACAATTTGAACATAACGAGAACCCCGCCACCGCGGGGTTTTTGCTTTCCGGCGATACGACAGGGGTATTCGCGAGGTGCATTGCATCAGTACCCCTGTCATATCGCCGTCCTGAAATAAATGTCCTCTCATCAATTCGAACTTCCCCGCCCCTCATGAATAAACAAAAATGCTTATAACTTAGCTTGCGAGTATAAACAAAAATGTTTATAATCATCTCAAGTTAAACGAACAGGAGGAGGCAGTGAAGCAAAGCGAGTTCAGAAAATGGTTGGAGGTTCAGGGAGCGATTTTTAAAAACGGTACAAACCACTTAAAAATCTACCTAAATGGGCGTCAAACCATAATGCCGAGGCATCCGGGGAAAGAGATACCGGAGCCGCTGAGAAAAGCGATTCTTAAGCAACTCGGCCTGAAGTAACTACCAGCCCTCCGGGGCTGGTTCCCTCGCATAGCTTGACTGAATTGATATGAGATACCCGGTAACCTTTGAGCATGACGAAACTGGCTGGGCGGTTTTCTTCCCGGATATACCAGAAGCCGTAACGGGCGGAGAAACCAGAGAAGAAGCGTTAGAAATGGCTCAAGACGCTCTGGTAACTGCCTTTGATTTCTACTTTGACGATAGACGGGAGATTCCCGCGCCATCAGCTGATGGTGAAGAGTTCGTGGAGGTGCCGGCCAGCGTTGCTGCCAAAGTACTATTGCTAAACCGTATGGTTAGCACTGGCACCAGCAATGCTGATCTGGCTCGCATGATAGATACCCGCCCTCAGGAGGTGCAGCGTATTGTGTCACTTGGTCACAACACCAAGATTGATACTATTCAGCGCGCGCTTTCGGCATTGGGCCAGCATATGGAAATCGTCGTTAGATAAAACAGCCCGCAAACCACTTCTAAACCATTCAGGCTCGCTTCGGCGGGCCTTTTTATTTCCACTCGATTTATTCTGAGAGGATCCACAGCAACTGAGGGGGACTGATGTCCGATCCTTTATCCAGCACGGGTGTTGCTGGTGGCGCGCTAACTGGCGCAAGTGTCTACGGTCTGCTGACTGGCACAGATTATGGTGTGGTGTTCGGAGCTTTCGCTGGTGCCGTTTTTTATATAGCTACAGCAGCGAATCTTAGCGCATTACGCCGTTTGGGTTACTTTGTCGTTTCATTCATCGCGGGCGTGCTCTGCGCCGGGCTCGTGGGAGCAAAGCTGGCTGACTGGACTGGTTATAACGATAAACCTCTCGACGCGCTGGGCGCCGTTTTTGTTTCCGCACTTGCAGTAAAGGTGCTTACATTCCTCAACAACCAGGACATTTCATCGCTGGTGGCGATCGTCACGCGTCGAGGAGGTTCTGATGGTCCTAAATGACCCTACTGCGACAATAAACGCGCTGCTCTGCGCTGGTGTTGTTGTTTCACTGATGTTCTATCGACGGGGGGATGCCCGGCACAGGCCGTGGGTATCTCGCTTGGCATGGTTGATAACTGTCATATATAGCGCGGTGCCGCTGGCGTATTTATGCGGCATTTATCCCCACTCATCATGGGCCACTATCGGGGCCAATATCATTTTTCTGTCTGTGCTGATGGTTGTCCGGGGCAACGTGGCACGGATCGTAGACGTTCTGAGGCACTAATGAATCAACAACAATTTCAGAAGGCGGCAGGTATAAGCGCCGGCCTGGCTGCGCGCTGGTTTCCGCATATTGATGCCGCAATGAGCCAGTTTGGTATCAGTGCTGTTGAGGATACCGCGATGTTTATTGCTCAGGTAGGGCATGAATCCAGTGGTTTTACGTTGCTGGTGGAGAGCTTCAATTACAGCGTAGACGGCTTGAAGAAGACATTCGGTCATCGTCTGACAGACTACCAGTGTGAAATGCTGGGCCGCGTGCCGGGCAAGCAGGTAGCGCATCAGCCGCAGATTGCGAACATCGTTTACGGTGGCCGCAATGGAAATAAAGCCCCGGGCGATGGTTGGCGATATCGTGGACGCGGTCTGCTGCAAATTACCGGTCGTGAAAATTACGCCAAATGCGGTGGGGCGATGGGTATTGAATTGCTCGACGCTCCTGAGTTGCTGGAGCAGGAACGTTATGCCGCAAGGTCGGCTGCATGGTTCTACACCACCCGCGGTTGCATGCTGTATTCCGGTGATATTGCCCGGGTGACCAAAATAATCAACGGCGGACTGAATGGGCTGGAGGACAGGCGAAGTCGTTATGCCGCTGCCCGAGCCGTTTTAGCGTGAGGTGCTTATGAGTATTGAGACCATAGCCGGAGCTGTTGTCGCTCTCTTAGCAATGATTGTGGGCGCGTTTGGTCTTGGGCATTTGCGCGGTAGCAGTAAAGCAGAGGACAAGGCGGATAAGCGTCGCACTGAAGAGAATGCCGCGGCAAGCGTGGCGGCGGCAGAGCGCCGGACAGAGGCAGTGAGGAGCTCCAGCGATGTACAGCAGACAGTTAACCATATGCCTGGCGACGATGTTGATCGTGAGCTGCACGAGCAGTGGATCCGGAAGGATTGAGGTGGTAGATACCGCGTGTGACTGGGTTAAACCTATCTATCTTACCGACCATGATATTGGTGCGTTGGACAAGCAGACAAAGCGAGACATTTTGGCTCATAACAAAATGTGGAAGAGAGAGTGTCATAATTTATAATTGCCTGCTAGAAATAGCCCCAACTGATGAATGAATTGGCTTTATAGCTGCTTCCGTACAGTGATAAACTCACTGTAAAAGGAGGGTTTATGGCCGTTGAATCAATTCCGAGCGTTAATCAGTTTCCATGGGGATCCCTTATCCCTGCCTTGGTTGGGTTGGTTGGCGTGATAGGTGGCGCGTTTTTAGCCAGCTTGCTTGCTGATAAAAGATGGGAGAAACAAATCACCTTTGAAAGTCGTAAGGAAAGAAAATCTGCTATTAGAGACAAAGGCGAGGAGTTACATATTTTGCTATCAAAGTGGCATAAGTATGTAGGCTCGATTCATATACAGCAGCTGATGGTAGTTTCTGGAAAATTGCAACTTTCTGATCATTACGAGCATGTAACTAAAAACTCGCAGAATGCTGACACTCACGACCGCCTTGAGGCGCTATTATTTCTTTATTTCCCTGAATTAACAGAGGATATGAACTCTGTTCGTAAGACTCTTTCAGCTATAAATTCTCATTTCGATGATTTTGTTAAGGGAAGAGGTTGTCTAGATAATTCTCTTAATAAGATTAATGAGTATGCTGATGAATTTGATTCCTTAATTGAGAAAATGAAGATAAAAATTAGAAATAAAATAGTTTTGATTGATTAATTAATAATTTTATTACAGTTAAAAACCACCATTTGGTGGTTTTTTTATAGGTGAAAGATAATGGACAGTTTAAAAATTGAATATATCAACGGCGCGCTGGTAGCAGTAGAACACAACGGCAGGTCATATATGGATCTGCCACTATCTGCACTGCATTTCCGGCACGAAAAGAACCATAACCCCTATTTTAAAATTGAAGTTGAAGAGGGCGGCGAACAGCATGAGGCCCTGAAAGAGGTATCACCTGAGCCTCCCTCGGCGTCGGAGCCAACGCCGGCAGTGATAGAAAATGCGACGGCGAAAGAGGGGGAGCTGATGCCCGCCGCCGTGCAACCGCCTCGCAAGCTGCGCCGTCATCGCCACAAACGCAATCGGAGTAACAGCAATGTTTAATCGTAATGACCTGACCATCTCGATGTTCTATGCCTCCAGTACCAATGATGACGGCAGCAAAACTGCAGCTATCACGGTGCAGGTTAATGGCCCTGCTGCCACCGCTGTGCAGACCTCGCAGCTGCTCTGCGTCACTGATAAGGCAAAGGTGAAGACCTATGTCGTAGGCGAGCAGAGCATCAAAGACGGCTCGGACCCGCTGCTGGTAGCCATAGAAAACTACTGGCGTCAGAACACCCAGGCGGTAGTTGGGCAACTGATGAATGACGTGCTGGAGTTCATCGCAGGCAACGTCAGTCAGGGCACCACCTGGCTGGGGTTCAACGGACTGAAGGTGTTTGAAAATGAAGCGCTTGAGAACCGGATCCCCGAAAGCGTTTTGAATGCCGACGGCGGCGAAAAGAGCGAATGATAATCATTATCGACTCGGGTCCTTTCCGGGGATCTGACTCGTTACGGGGCGACGTCCGCGCAGGATTTCGCTATTCACGAGATTTTTCAGGGGGTTAGTTGTTGTTTTGTTGTTTGCAATATGCTGTTTTTAAAGGTTTTTTTCGATTTGATATAACAACCTACCGTCCGGGGGCTCCAGTCTGAGGGCTTGTTTACATAAATTTACATAGCACTTGCGTAGCCGCTGACTTTTGCTGAGGAGGGAAGCAGGGTGGCCCATTTACTCAATAAAGGTGATATGGCCTCCTCTATTGGTATCTCCGTCCAGGCGTTTGACAAGTGGGGTGTCCCTCCAGTGGAGCGGCGTGGAAGGGAGGTCTTCTTCGACGTAAAAACCGTTCTGGAAATAGATCGGCAGCGCCAGCGACAAAATCAGCAAACGACCGAAGACAATGACGAACTTGAGACAAGACTGCTTCAGGCTCGTATTGACCTGACCGAAGAGCAGGCAACCGCCCAGCGATTAAAAAATCAGATAGCAGAGCGTCGGGTTATTGATACCGGGTTCTGTATTTTTGCACTATCCCGCTTAGCCGGCGAGCTCGCCTCTGTTCTCGATAGTATCCCTTTATCGATGCAGCGTAGGTTTCCCGATTTTAATGACAGGCAGCTAATGTACCTCAAAGAGCTGGTGGCCAAGGGGGCTAACAAATGCGTTGAGTCGGCAGAAAAAATGCCGGAGTTTGCTGATGAATATTACCGAAGCACAGATGAGTAATCTGACTCGCGCTGTTTCAGATGGGCTTTTGGTCCTGCGCCGCCCGCTACCCATGACACCAGTAGAATGGGCTGACAAATATTATTACCTTCCAAAAGAGTCTGCATACCAGGAGGGGCGCTGGGAAACGTTGCCGTTTCAGCGGGCCATTATGAATGCCATGGGGAGCGACTATATTCGCGAGGTGAATGTCGTTAAGTCCGCGCGCGTCGGCTATTCCAAAATGCTGCTCGGTGTATATGCCTATTTCATCGAGCATAAACAGAGAAACTCCCTGATCTGGCTGCCAACCGACGGTGATGCAGAAAACTTCATGAAGTCGCACGTTGAGCCGACAATCAGGGATGTTCCCTCTTTACTATCACTGGCCCCCTGGTACGGCAAAAAGCATCGTGACAATACCCTCAGCATGAAGCGTTTCTCGAATGGGCGCGGTTTCTGGTGCCTGGGCGGTAAGGCCGCCAAAAACTACCGTGAAAAATCGGTAGATGTTGCCGGTTACGACGAACTGGCCGCGTTCGATGAGGATATTGAAAAGGAGGGATCTCCAACCTTCCTCGGCGACAAGCGTATAGAAGGGTCGGTCTGGCCTAAATCTATTCGCGGATCCACTCCTAAGGTGAGGGGGACCTGTCAGATTGAACGCGCAGCCAGCGAGTCGCCTCATTTTATGCGCTTTCACGTTCTCTGCCCGCACTGCGGTGAAGAGCAGTATCTGAAGTTTGGAGATAAAGAAACGCCGTTCGGTCTTAAGTGGCACCCGGACGATCCCTCCAGTGTTTATTATCTCTGTGAACATAACGGTTGTGTGATCAGGCAACAGGAACTTGATTTCAGCGAAGCAAGGTACATCTGCGAGAAAACCGGGATCTGGACCCGCGATGGTCTGGAATGGTATTCATCGACCGGGGCAGAAATAGACCCCCCTGACAGCGTCACGTTCCATATCTGGACTGCGTATAGTCCCTTCACCACCTGGGTGCAGATCGTAAAAGACTGGCTCAAAACTAAAGGTGATACAGGGAAGCGTAAGACCTTCGTTAATACCACCCTTGGGGAAACCTGGGAACCTAAGCTGGGCGAGCGCCCTGATGCTGAAGTGATGGCGGAGCGTAAAGAACATTTCGCTGCCGCCGTTCCTGAACGCGTTGCCTACCTCACCGCCGGCATTGACTCCCAGTTGGACCGCTATGAAATGCGCGTCTGGGGCTGGGGGCCGGGTGAAGAGAGCTGGCTGATAGACAGACAGATCATAATGGGCCGCCATGACGACGAAGAGACTCTCCTCAGGGTTGATGAGGCGATAAATAAGGTTTATGCCCGCCGGAATGGCGCTGAAATGTCTGTCTCCCGTATTTGCTGGGATATCGGCGGTATTGATCCCACCATCGTTTACAACCGTTCAAAAAAGCACGGGCTGTTTCGTGTGATCCCGATTAAGGGAGCATCCATTTATGGCAAGCCGGTGGCGAATATGCCACGCAAGCGAAATAAAAATGGTGTGTATCTCACTGAGGTGGGTACGGACACTGCGAAAGAGCAGATTTACAACAGGTTTTCACTGGTCGCCGATGGAGACGAACCGTTACCAGGCGCAGTGCATTTTCCTAATAACCCTGATGTTTACGATCTTGCTGAAGCCCAGCAGCTGACGGCCGAAGAGCAGGTTGAGAAATGGACTGATGGCAAGCGGAAGATCGTCTGGGACAGTAAAAAGCGGCGTAATGAGGCGCTCGACTGTTTCGTTTATGCCCTGGCGGCGCTGCGGATCAGCATCTCCCGCTGGCAGCTGAACCTCGAGTCTCTTCTGGCGAGTCTGCTGGAGGAGGAAGCAACCCGAAAAAATAACAAGACGCTGGCGGATTACGCCAGGGAATTAGCAGGAGATGAATAATGGCGACACAGGCCGATCTCGACGCGGCGCGCGCTGCCTTACATGAGCTGATGACAGGTAAGCGTGTTGCGACGGTACAAAAAGACGGTCGCCGGGTGGAGTTTACCGCCACCTCCGTCAGCGACCTGAAAAAGTACATTGCCGATCTGGAATCTCAGATCGGAACCATTTCACGGCGCCGGGGACCGGCGGGGTTCTATGCATGAAAACACCAGAATTGTTGGGGCCCGACGGTAAAACCGGCCTGCGGGAGTATGCCGGTTATCACGGCGGCGCTGGTGGCTTCGGCGGGCAGCTGCGGGCGTGGAACCCACCAAGTGAAAGTGCAGATGCTGCGCTGTTGCCGAACTATGCCCGGGGAAATGCCCGCGCTGATGATTTGGTGAGAAACAATGGCTATGCAGCCAACGCCGTTCAGCTTCATCAGGATCATATCGTTGGCTCTTTCTTCCGGTTGAGCCACAGGCCGAGCTGGCGCTTTCTTGGCATTAGTGAAGAGGAAGCCAGAGCATTCTCGCGCGAGGTGGAGGCAGCCTGGAAAGAGTTCGCAGAGGATGACTGCTGCTGTATAGATGTTGAGCGAAAGCGCACTTTCACGATGATGATCAGAGAGGGCGTGGCGATGCACGCCTTTAATGGTGAGCTTTGCGTCCAGGCAACCTGGGACACAGGTGCCTCCCGGCTGTTTCGGACCCAGTTCAAGATGGTCAGCCCTAAACGGGTCAGCAACCCCGGTAACATCGGTGACTCACGCAATTGCCGGGCTGGTGTGAAGGTGAATGATGCCGGTGCTGCGCTGGGATATTACGTCAGCGAGGACGGTTATCCTGGCTGGATGCCTCAATCCTGGACATACATACCGCGGGAACTTCCAGGCGGGCGCCCGTCATTTATTCATGTGTTTGAGCCATTAGAGGATGGGCAAACCCGGGGGGCCAACGTGTTTTACAGCGTGATGGAGCAGATGAAAATGCTCGATACCCTGCAAAATACGCAGCTTCAGAGTGCGATCGTCAAAGCAATGTACGCGGCCACTATTGAAAGTGAGATGGACACTCAGACTGCGATGGATTTCATTCTCGGGTCTGACAATAAGGAGCAGATAGGCAAGCTGACCGGCTGGATAGGGGAAATTGCCTCTTACTACTCGGCGGCGCCGGTGCGCCTGGGTGGGGCCAAAGTTCCCCACCTTATGCCGGGAGATTCCCTCAATCTTCAGTCTGCGCAGGATACGGACAACGGGTATTCGACTTTCGAGCAATCCCTCTTGCGCTACATCGCGGCAGGGCTCGGGGTTTCCTACGAACAGTTGTCACGAAACTACTCCCAGATGAGCTATTCCACGGCACGCGCCAGTGCTAATGAATCCTGGGCGTATTTCATGGGCCGCCGGAAGCTGGTGGCTTCGCGCCAGGCCTGCCAGATGTTTCTCTGTTGGCTGGAGGAGGCGATAGTCCGGCGGGTTGTCACGCTCCCCTCTAAGGCACGGTTCTCTTTTCAGGAGGCCAAAAGTGCCTGGGGGAACTGTGACTGGATCGGCGCCGGGCGTATGGCGATAGATGGTCTGAAGGAGGTGCAGGAAGCGGTCATGTTGATCGAAGCCGGACTCAGCACTTATGAGAAGGAGTGCGCCAAGCGAGGGGATGATTATCAGGAAATCTTCGCGCAGCAGGTGCGGGAGAGCATGGAGCGGCGTGAAGCCGGACTCACACCACCTGCATGGGCGGCCGCTGCCTTCGAGTCAGGGCTGAATAAATCAACTCAGGAGGATAACGATGACGCCCGAGCTGCGTAATCTCCCGCACATTGCCAGTATGGCATTCAACGAACCACTGCTGCTGGAACCCGCCTACGCGCGGGTTTTCTTTTGCGCGCTGGCCGGGCAGCTTGGCATCACCCGGCTGACTGACACTGTATCGGGTACCACGCTGGATGCTGAGCAAATGGCGGAGCCGCTGATGCTGTTCGGTAATGATGAGGCGGGGCCACGTCCGGTACGAGGTTACCAGGTGGAAAAAGGTATAGCTGTGCTTCCGGTCGCCGGCACGCTGGTCAGTAAAACCCGCTCGCTGCAGCCTTATTCTGGTATGACCGGATACAACGGAGTGATTGCCCGCCTGCAGCAGGCCATTAGTGATCCGGAAGTTGACGGCATTCTGCTGGATCTGGATACGCCTGGGGGGATGGTGGCGGGGGCATTCGACTGCGCTGACATAATCGCCAGGGCTCGCGATAAAAAACCTATCTGGGCGCTGGCGAATGACATGAACTGCAGCGCCGGGCAGCTCATTGCCAGTGCCGCATCGCGCAGGCTGGTAACGCAAACTGCACGAACAGGCTCCATTGGCGTCATGATGGCGCACAGCAACTATGGGCAGGTCCTGAAATCGCAAGGTGTGGAAGTCACGCTGATTTATAGCGGTGAGCATAAGGTTGATGGCAACCCTTACGAGAAATTGCCGAAGGATGTACGTGAGGCATTCCAGGCGCGTATCGACGCTACCCGGCAGATGTTTGCTGAAAAAGTCGCGAGTTACACCGGAATGTCCGTTCAGGCGGTGCTTGATACCGAAGCGGCCGTTTTCTCTGGTCAGGAGTCTGTCGACAGTGGGCTGGCAGACGAACTCGTAAACAATACTGACGCGATCGACGTAATGCGTGAGGCGTTGGATATGAAAAATACTATCCATTATGGAGGAAGCATGAATAAACCTAACGCTGCGTCTGCGGCAATTAATCAACCCGTTGTGGCAACCAGTGATTCCTCTCCGGCCAACAACGAGATTGTTGCCACGCAACCTACCGCACCTCTTACGCAGCAGGCTCCCGACGTTGCTGAGCAGATTAACGCTGCGGTGGCGGCAGAGAACGGCCGAATTATGGGGATCCTCAATTGCGAGGAGGCCCAGGGTCGCGAGGCCCAGGCCCGCGCGCTGGCCGAAACGCCCGGGATGACCGTTGAAACTGCTCAGCGCATTCTTGCGGCTGCTCCTCAAAGTGCCCAGGCGCGCAGCGAAACGGCGCTGGACAGGCAGATGGAATCTGCGCCTGGTGCGCTGTCCGCTAATACTCCGTCGTCTGATGAAGCCGACGATCTGTTGAACACTCCGGTTTAAGAGGCTCACATGGCTAACGTAGAAACTTTCACTCACCATCAACCGCTGGGTAATAGCGACCCGGCGCATACCGCTTACGGCGCCGGCGCTCTGGCGGCAGCAACACCAGCGATGACGCCGCTGATGCTCGATGCCACGTCAGGCAAGCTGGTGGCCTGGGATGGCGAACATGCTGGTGCTGCGAGCGGCATTCTGGCCATTAGTGCCGACCAGAACAGTCAGGAACTCACGTTCTTCAAGTCCGGTTCCTTTCGCATCGAGGATGTTGCCTGGCCGGATGCTATCACCGACGAAGGCATTAAGCGCAATGCGTTTTCCGGTACGGCCATTAGCATCGTTTAAACCGGCCATGACCTTAAAGTAAATCCACAACCTTTCATCCGAGCCGCTGCAGCGGCTTTTTTTACGGGAAAAATCTATGTCAATTTACACGACTGCTCAGCTGCTGGCGGTTAATGAGAAGAAGTTCAAGTTTGACCCGCTGTTTCTGCGGATCTTCTTTCGCGAGAGCTACCCTTTCACCACTGAGAAGGTTTATCTGTCCCAGATCCCCGGGCTGGTCAACATGGCGCTTTATGTCTCGCCTATTGTCTCCGGCAAGGTCATCCGCAGCCGCGGGGGCGCAACCTCCGAATTTACCCCGGGTTACGTCAAACCGAAGCATGAGGTCAATCCGCAGATGACCCTGCGCCGCCTGCCAGATGAAGATCCGCAGAAACTTGCCGACCCCGCATACCGCCGCCGCCGAATCATCCTTCAGAACATGAAAGATGAAGAGCTGGCGATCGCGCAGGTTGAAGAAATGCAGGCGGTCTCAGCTGTTCTCAACGGGAAGTACACGATGACCGGCGAAGCCTTCGAGCCTGTTGAAGTGGATATGGGCCGCAGCGCTGGCAACAACATCATTCAGGCAGGGGCTGCCGGTTGGTCGAGCCGTGACAAAGAAACGTACGACCCAACCGATGACATTGAAGCCTATTCGATTAATGCCAGCGGCGTGGTCAACATTATCGTTTTCGATGCTAAGGGCTGGGCGTTATTCCGTTCGTTTAAGGCGGTAAAAGAGAAGCTGGATACGCGTCGCGGCTCTAACTCCGAGCTGGAAACGGCATTGAAAGATCTGGGTGAGGCCGTTTCTTACAAAGGCATGTATGGCGACGTGGCCATCGTAGTTTATTCGGGCCAGTACGTTGAGGCTGGTGCGAAAAAGAATTACATGCCTGATCTGACCATGGTGCTGGGCAATACCCAGGCCCGCGGTCTTCGCACCTACGGCTGTATTCAGGATGTGGATGCACAGCGCGAAGGTATTAATGCGTCGACCCGTTACCCCAAAAACTGGGTACAAACGGGTGATCCTGCCCGAGAGTTCACCATGATCCAGTCGGCCCCGCTAATGCTTCTCGCTGACCCGGACCAGTTTGTCACGGTCAAACTGGCATAATCCCGACTTCGGCCCAGCAGGGCCGTTTTTTCTTTCTGAGAGGAAGTTATTTATGACCAAAGAAGAACTGATTGCGCGGCTGAAAGCGCTGGCGGAACAGCTGGGTCGTGATGTCAATCTGACAGGCTCCAAAGAAGATCTGGCGATGCGAGTTGCTGAGCTGGAGGAGGAGATTGGGGATGCGGCAGACGATGACCCGGATAGGGGTGAAGAAGATCAGGCTGGTGGGGAAGCTAACGGACCAGCTGCCGACACAGTGTCAAAATCTGGCGATAAAGAAGAGCGTGTCAGGGTTAAGACCCTTTACACCCTGCATGTTGACGCCTGGCACGAATGCCATGATGAGCCGACGTCACTGGTTGAAACTGGTCTAATTGTCCGGGTATCACCTGCCGATGCCGATGAATTAGTCGCGCGCAAGCTGGCTATTCTCCTTTAGCGGGGGGCGCTGTGGTTGAATTCGACAATATTTTTGATGCAGCTATTGCCCGCGCTGATAGCACTATCCGCAATGTAATGGGGGTTGAAGCGCATATCACCTCGGGTTTGCTGGCTGGTGGTGTGGTCAGTGGAGTATTCGACGATCCGGAAAACATCGGTTATGCCGGTGACGGCGTGCGGGTAGAGGGCGCAAGCCCCTCACTATTCGTCGAAACAGCCCGTATCAGAAGCCTGCGGCGCATGGACACGATAACGATTTTCAACGAGCCATTCTGGGTGGAACGAATCACGCCAGATGACTGCGGCTCCTGCTATGTGTGGCTTGGTCGCGGCTTGCCGCCGGCCAGTACCCGCCGACGATAGGAGGTTTCATGGGGTTAAAGGGGCTGGAGCAAGTCATCGCCAACCTGAACAGTCTTGACCGGAATATGGTTCCCAATGCCAGCGTCTGGGCCATCAACAGGGTTGCAGCGTCGGCAATATCGCGCGCTGTCCGGGTGGTAGCCCGCGAGGCAGTTGCAGGAGATAACCGGGTCAAGGGATTACCTGTCCGGATCATCAGACAGCGCGTCAGGCTCAGCAAAGCGTCGACCTCCGGGAAAAAATGCATGATCCGGGTTAATCGCGGAAATCTGCCCGCCAAGAAACTGGGGGCGGTACAGGTCAGGCTAACAAGGAAAAAAGGACGGCTTTTGAAGAAGGGCAGCGTCCTGAAGGTCGGGAAATATCTTTTCCGAGATGCCTTCCTGCAGCAGCTGGCTAACGGCCGCTGGCAGATTATGCGGCGCGTAAATGGCAAAAGCCGATATCCCATCGACGTTGTGAAGGTTCCCCTGGTCGAACCGCTGACGGCAGCTTTTGAGCAGGAGAAAAAACGCATGTTGGACGAGGATATGCCGAAACAACTCACTGCCGCGCTGCGGCAGCAACTGAGGCTGTATTTTAAGCGATGAAACATACCGAAATACGCTCTGCTGTTATCGATGCGCTGGAAAGCGCTGTCGGGGTTGGTGTCATTTATTTCGATGGCCGTCCAGCTGTTATTGAGGAAGAGGATTTCCCGGCCATCGCAGTTTACTTATCTGATGCGGAATATACCGGAGAGGAGCTCGACAGCGATACCTGGCAGGCGACGCTTCATATAGAAATATTTCTGCCTGCTCAGGTTCCTGACTCTGAACTTGATAAGTGGGTGGAAACACGCATCTACCCCGCAATATCGGATATTCCGGCACTAAGCAACCTTATTACTGTAATGGTCCCGCAGGGCTATGAATATCAACGGGACGACAGCCTGGCGCTGTGGAGCTCAGCCGATCTGAAGTACTCAATTAATTACGAAATGTGAGGACAAAATGCCTACACCGAATCCCATGGCTCCCGTAAAGGGCGCCGGCACAACGCTCTGGCTGTATACCGGCACGGGCAACCCGTATGCAAATCCATTGTCCGATGCCGACTGGCAGCGTCTGGCAAAGATTAAGGAGCTGACACCGGGCGAAATGACGGCCGAGTCGTATGACGACACCTACCTGGACGACGATGACGCTGACTGGACGGCGACGGCCCAGGGGGCAAAATCAGCAGGAGATACGTCGCTGACGCTGGCATGGAAGCCCGGAGAGGACGGGCAAAAATCGCTGGTAGCCTGGTTTGTTGATGGCACCGTGAAGGCTTACAAAATCAAGTACCCCAACGGTACCGTGGATGTTTTTAAAGGATGGTGCAGCAGTCTGGGTAAAGCCGTTCCTGCGAAGGAGGTGATCACCCGCACCGCCAAAATTACCAACACCGGTAAGCCTGAGCTGGCGGAAGAGAGCGACTCCCCGGCTATCGCCGTCACCGGTATCAAGCTGGATAAGGCTACAGCAAGCGTGGCCGTCGGCGCCACCACGACTCTCAATATCAGCGTCACGCCAGCAAGCGCCTCGGACCAATCGTTCCGGGCCGCGGCCTCTGATAGCTCGAAAGCGACGGTGGTGGTGAGTGGAAAATCGGTCATTGTCACCGGCGTGGCTGCAGGTACGGTTGATGTCGTTGTCATGAGCAATGACGGCAGCTTTATCGCAACCTGCAAAGTTACCGTAACGGCGGCGTAAGGATAATCAGATGGATTTTCTCAAAAAAGAAGAGTTTGAGCACAACGGCGTCAGGACGCAGATTAGCGAGCTGTCTGCGTTACAGCGCATCAGCTATCTCGAATACCTGGCTCGTGAAGAGAAGGACCTTAGCGTTGACGTGGATGAGCTGAGTGAGCAGGAGGTCAATGCCCGACTCATCAATATGGATATTCGCACAGGCGCGCTGCTCATTGCGCTGTCGCTTTGGCATAACGATCCGTCAGGGCCATCAGAAGAAGAGCTGCAGCAACAGGTACTCCGCTCGTGGCCACCGGAAGCCATTGGCAAGGCTCAAATGCAAATCCAGCTACTGTCCGGCATGTTGCCACCGGTCTTAGATGAAGTGATAGAGACGGAGAGTATTGATAACACTGTACCGGTTGATGAGCCCGTGACCGCGGAAAAGCCTTAGCCAGTGAGCGTGAGTTTGTCCTGAAACTGGCGCGCGAGTTTGGTCGACCCGACTGGCGCGCCATGCTGGCTGGCATGACGTCCTCCGAGCTGGGCGACTGGCATCATTTTTATCGGGAGCGTTATTTCCAGGACGCGCAGCTCGACGCACATTTCTCCGGGCTGCTTTACACCATTTCCACTTTTCTATACCGGGATCCGGACATAACCCCTGCACACTTCAGTCTGCTGTCGCCAACTGCTGAGGCAGTCGGGCAGGTGCAGGACGATGACGCCATGATGCTGGCCGCAGAGGGCATTACAGGAGGCACACGATATGGCCCAGCAGATTAGCGATCTGGTTATTAACCTTGATATCGACAATGCCTCATTCAGTGAGCAGGTTGCCAGGATCAGGAACCAGTTCACCGGTCTGGCGAGTGAGACAGAAAAGGTGCAGGCGCGCATGCGGAACGCGCAGGCCGCCCAGGTAAACGCACTTAAGGCCGTGGGTGATGCCGGCGCAAGTGCTGTATCTGACATGCAAAAACGTCAGGCTACTGCCTCAGCGCAGCTGAACACCGAACTGCAGCAGGTTGCTAGGTCAGTGGAGGAGACGCATCAGCGCGTTGCCGGATTACGACAGCAATACCAGGAGAACGGTGCTCAGGCTGAGGCACTGGCGCGCAGGCAGGATGCGCTGGCTGAGTCTTTTTTTCGCCAGATTGATGGTGTTCGCTCGCTCTCCGGTGAAACCCGATCGCTTGCCAGCGTTCAGGAGCGACTCCGCCAGGCGCGCGCGCAGGGAAATATTACCCAGGGCGATTATCTCTCTCTGCTTTCCCGCACCACGGCACGGCAAAAAGAGCTGCAGCAGGTTGAAGAGAAGGCGAGCCAGGCGCGTGAAAAATTCCTGCGCCAGCTGAAGGCTCAGGTTGTTGAGCAAAAGTTGTCTGACGCAGAGCTTCTGAGGATGAAAGCGGCGCAGTTAGGTGCTGGCGATGCCGCTGAGGTCTATATCCGCAAACTGGAAGCGGCGAAAGAAGCCACGCACGGCCTGGGGATTGATAGTGCCGGTGCCCGTCGCGAGCTTGGCATATTGGCCGGAGAACTATTACGCGGTAACTTTGGCGCGCTGCGCGGATCAGGAATCACGCTGGCTAACCGGGCGGGGTGGATTGACCAACTGATGACTCTGCGCGGACTGGGTATTGCCGGAGTGGTCGGGGGTATCGCTGCATCCGTCATTTTGCTGGGAAAGGCCTGGTATGACGGCGGCAAGGAGGCCGAGGAGTTCAACAAGCAGCTCATTCTTACCGGGAATTATGCAGGTAAAAATGCGGCGCAACTTCAGCAGTTATCCCGGGCGATCTCCGGGAGTGGCGTAACGCAGCATGCTGCGGCTGATGCACTGGCTCAGGTTGTCGGATCCGGTTCATTCTCCGGTGGCGCTGTCGATATGGTGGCAAAAACCGCCGCCCGCATGAAGGAGACCGTCGGCCAGGCGGTGGATGAAACTGTCCGACAGTTTAAGCGACTGCAGGAAGACCCTGTCAGTGCCGCACAGGAGCTGGATCAGGCTATCCACTTCCTTACGGCAGCGCAGCTGGAACAAATACGCGTCCTCGGTGAACAGGGCCGCAGCGCGGATGCAGCAAAAATCGCGATGTCAGCCTATGCGGATGCGATGAATGAGCGTCTGACAGACGTGCATAACAACCTGGGCTGGCTGGAAACGGCATGGCGGGCTTTGGGTAATGCTGCCGCATGGTCCTGGGATCGGATGCTGGATATCGGTCGCGAAGATACCATTGAGGAAAAAATTGCCGCCCTGCGCCAGAAAATTGCGAATGCCGGGCAGCAGATTGGCCGGATTTATATTCCGGTTAGCCAGGAGGACCGGGACCAACTCGCGGAACTGGAAGAGCAGAAATTCCAGAATGATTTAAAGAATGCCCGGGATAAGGCCGACCAGAACGAACAGGAAAGGCTGAAGCGGCGCAATCGGCAGAACGCTGAACTTAATCGACTGAATGAGACGGAAGCCTCCAGGCACAAGCGTGAACTGGCGCGCATTAATGCAATGGAGTATGCCGATGCGGATGTCCGTGAGGCTGCGGTAGGACGGGAGAACGAACGTTACAAAAAGGCCCTTGAAAACAAGAATAAGAAGCCTGCTGTCCGCACCTCTGCAGGTGACAAGGCTTCTGAGGGGGCGCGGTCTGAGCTTCTTTCCCTGCAGGCACAGCTTAAAACCCTGCAGCAGCATACCAACGTTAATGATGTCATCAGCAAGCAGCGACGTGAACTGTGGCAGACGGAAAATCAGTATGCAGTTTTACAGGAGGCTGCAGGGCGACGGAAGCTGTCTGCGCAGGAAAAATCGCTTCTCGCCCACAAGGAAGAAACGCTGGAGTATAAGCGTCAGCTGGCGGATCTCGGAGATAAAATCGCTCGCCAGCAAAAACTGAATGACCTCACCGACCAGGCCAATAAGTTTTCGCAGCAGCAGAGCGCCGTGCGTGCTGGGTTACAGGCTCAGGCTAATGGTGTGTCAGGGCGTGATGCCACCCGGGAAGCAACGCTGCAACGCCTGAGAGAAACCTATTCATTTAATCCTCAGGCTCAGCAGAAGGTGCTTGCCGAACAGCAGGCTACCTATGAGGCCGAGGATGCCCTCCGCTCGAACTGGCTAGCTGGCGCAAAGCAAGGGTGGGCCGAATATCAGGAGTCTGCCACTAACGTATTCTCATCCGTTCAACAGGTCTCTCAGGCAGCGTTTGGCGGGCTGGCAAACCAGCTGACAGCGCTGAATACAACCGGAAAAGCCAGTTTTAAAGAGTTCACATCCTCCATTCTGAAGATGATCGCGCAGGTCATTAATCAGCTGATTGTCGCCTACACCGTTCAGGCCGCTATGGGCTGGCTAAGTGGTGGTTCCAGCTCACCTTCTTCAGGGCAGTCTTTTTCAGTACCTTCGTACCGTCCACCCGGTTACGACGGTGGTGGGTTCACCGGCTATGGAGGAAAATTTGAGCCGGCGGGCGTCGTGCATCGCGGTGAGTTCGTATTCACAAAAGAGGCGACCAGTCGAATCGGGATCAGCAACCTCTACCGGATGATGAGGGGTTACGCTACCGGTGGATATGTCGGCGGAGGGGCGCCCGCTGGCTTGCCTGCTGGTGGGGCAATTAGTGTCTATGCACCTGTCAGCGTGACTACCCAACAAACAGGAGCAGATCAGCAGCAGGGGAATTCCGACGTCGTCGGAAAAGCCTACCAGCAGGTAGTTGATCGGTCTGTTCGCGATGGGATTGCGAGAGAGCTACGCCCCGGTGGCATTATCTGGAGTGCAAATAACCACAGGTAATAATATGGCGATTGAAGTATTCAGCTGGCGAATTCAGGCCACCAGCCAGTCCGCAACAAAAAGCACTGATAATATCCGCAAGGTTCAATTTGGTGACGGCTATTCACAGGTTTCCGGTAATGGAATAAATGAAGAGGTCCTGAGCTATGAATTTTCATTTTCCGGCGACCCGCAAACAGCGTTAGATATTTATGCTTTTCTGCGAAGGCATAAAACAAAGTCATTTTCGTTTAAGCCTCCATTTGGTGACCTTGCATTATGGCGAGTTGCTGGGAACTCCCTGCAAAAAGTACCGCTCAGCAAAAAAGTAATCACCATATCCGCAACCTTTGAACAGGCATTTGCACCATGAGTTTAAATAGCGATTATCAAAAGCTGGAGCCCGGAAATGAAATCAGGCTCTACGAAGTTGATGGCACGGCGTTTGGCGTTGACGATGTTCTGCGATTTCATGCTCATAATATCGCGCATACGCCGGAAGAAATAAGCGCTGCGGGAGAGGATGAGTCGAAGCTCCCGGCGAAGGCCATCTGGTGGCAGGGAATGGAGTATTCTGCGTGGCCGTGTCAGATAGAGGGAATTGAGGCGTCAACGAGCGGCAGTGGCGCGCAGCCAAAGTTGTCGGTCGCTAACCTCGACAGCTCCATTACCGCGCTGTGTCTGGCATATGATGATTTGCTGCAGGCTAAGGTGTCTATCCACGACACGCTGGCGCAGTATCTGGATGCTGAGAACTTCCCGGCTGGAAACCCAACGGCCGATCCGACGCAGGAGAAGCTGAAGGTCTTTTACATCGATGCGAAGAGCAGTGAGTCGAATGAGGCTGTCGAATTTACACTCTCGAGTCCGATGGACCTGCAGGGGTTGATGATCCCTACGCGGCAACTGCATTCTCTCTGCACCTGGTGTATCCGCAACCAATATCGTTCTGGTGAAGGCTGCGATTATGCCGGCAGCCGCTACTTCGACAAAAATAATACCCCCGTCGATGATCCTGCTCAGGATATCTGTAACGGTACATTGCGGGCCTGCAAGCTGCGCTTTGGCGAAAATAACGAGCTGCCTTTTGGTGGGTTCCCGGGCACCTCGTTGATAAGGAGCTGACGTGCGCCAGAAAACAGTTGATGCCATCATGGCTCACGCAGCTGCGGAGTATCCACGGGAGTGTTGTGGCGTAGTCTGTCAGAAGAGCCGTGTTGAACGTTATTTTCGCTGCCGTAACCTGGCTGCGGCGCCGGAGGAACATTTCCACCTGTCGCCGGAAGATTACGCCGCCGCCGAGGACTGGGGCACTGTTATTGCCATTGTCCACAGTCACCCTGATGCGACGACCCAACCCAGCGAGCTGGATAAGGCTCAGTGCGATGCAACCCTGCTACCATGGCACATCGTCAGCTGGCCGGAGGGGGACCTTCGGACCGTACAGCCCCGGGGGGAACTGCCGCTGCTGGAGCGGCCATTTGTGCTTGGACATACGGACTGTTACGGGCTCATCATGAGCTACTTTAGGCAAACGCACGGTGTTGAGCTTCCCGATCTTCGCCTCGATTATCCGTGGTGGGAAGACCGCTTTACTGAGAATTTATATCGAGACCACTGGTACGAGTGTGGATTCCGGGAGTTCTCCGGTGCGCCGCAGCCAGGCGATATGGTCATCATGCAGGTGCAGGCGAATAAGTGGAATCATGCCGGGATCCTGCTGGAGGGAAACATGCTGCTGCACCACCTCTACGGACACCTTAGCCAGCGCGTGCCGTATGGAGGTTACTGGCAGGAGAGAACGATGAAGATCGTCCGTCACATTTCTATGTGTTAACCTCGGAGAAAATGACAATAAAGGGATAGTAATATGAAAGCATTAATTATAGCACTTTCTGTACTGAGTTTAACTGGCTGTGCTACATCAGCAACGGATCCGGCCAAGGCCAAGTTAGCTCCAAAGGATCGAGTTTATTCTTATCAAGAACCTATTGATAACGGTGCAACTCTGACTGTAATCCGAGATCATGGTATGTTAGGTGCTGGGTGTTATTATGGCTTTTATATTAATAAAAAACGCGCGGCTAGTTTAAGTACCAGCGAAAGAGCTGACTTTAAACTTCCAGCTGGTGAGTGGATGTTGGGATTCAAGGGTGAAGGAAAGCTCTGCATTGCAGACGATTTTATTAATGAGCGAGAGGTGGTATTAAAGCCTGGGCAACATAAAGGCGTTCGTTTATCAGCCGATCCAAGTGGTAACCTAGATATTAGACCTATCTCTCTCTAATTTCATCATCAAGGCCGCAATGCGGCCTTTTTAATTGGCGGTGTGTATGCAAGAGGTAATGACAACCATTGTATTAAGTGGGCAACTTGGAAAGAAATTTGGGCGTAAACATAATAGGCTTATCTCCCGCGTTTCCGATGCCGCCGTATCTCTTGCGGCAACAATAGATGGTTTTAGAAAGTTCATGAGCAAAAGCGAGGAGAAAGGCTTAACTTTTGCTGTGTTCAAAGGGGAAATTAACTTAAGCAAAGATGAATTAGACTGCAGCACCTCTGGTAAAGTTATAAGAATAGTTCCTGTCATTATTGGGAGTAAAAAGGCAGGGTTATTACAAACCATCGCTGGTGCAGTCCTTATTACTGTCGGTGCCATTATGACTTATATGTCAGGTGGCACGGCATCGCCATTGGCCGCCGGGCTCATGACGACTGGGTTTGGCATGATGGCTGGTGGCGTTATTCAAATGCTTTCACCTCAACCAAGTGGTATCTCTTCTAAGCAAGATAGCGACAATAAAGCATCCTATGCTTTTGGTAGTGTGACTAACACCACTGCCCAGGGTAATCCTGTACCGCTTGGATATGGTCGGCGGCGTATAGGCGGAGCAATTATCTCTGCCGGGATTTATGTTGAAGACCAGCAATAATAAATAACTTTTCCATCAGGCCACCTCCGGGTGGCTTTTTTATGGGCGTAATATGTCAACAGCAACCGTAATTAAAGGCCGCAAGGGCGGTAAACCAAAGACGCGTACTCCAGTTGAGCAACCTGATGATCTGCAGTCGGTCGCAAAGGCTAAAATTCTGTTGGCGCTGGGTGAAGGGGAGTTCGCTGGTGGCCTGACGGCAAAGGATATTTATCTGGATGGCACTCCGCTGGAGAATGCCGACGGCTCCCAGAATTTCAGCGGCGTGGCATGGGAGTTCCGTCCAGGCACTCAGGCGCAGAATTATATCCAGGGTATTCCGGGTTCTGAGAATGAAATTAGTGTGGGCACTGAGATAAAGAGCGCTACGGCTTGGACTCACACCTTCACGAATGCTCAGATGTCTGCGATCCGTCTGCGCCTGAAATGGCCGTCACTGTTCACTCAGGAAGACGACGGGGATCTGGTCGGTAATACGGTGAAATATGCCATCGATCTGCAAACTGATGGTGGCAGCTGGCAGACGGTGGTTGATACGGCCGTAACCGGAAAGACGACGTCGGGCTATGAGCGTAGCCATCGTATTGAACTCCCTCAGGCGGGAAGTACCTGGACTGTACGTCTGCGCAAAATTACTGCTGATGCTAATAGCGCTAAAATCGGCGATAAAATGACTCTGGAAAGCTACACAGAGGTCATCGACGCAAAATTACGCTACCCGAACACCGCATTGCTGTATATCGAGTTCGATTCCAGTCAGTTTAATGGCTCTATTCCGCAGATTGCCTGTGAGCCTAGAATGCGCGTAATCCGGGTGCCGGATACCTATAACCCGGAGACCCGAGAATATTCTGGCGTCTGGGCCGGTGCATTCAAGTGGGCGTGGACCGATAACCCAGCCTGGATTTTTTATGACCTTGTGGTGAGCGGTCGATTTGGCCTAGGTAACCGCCTGACTGCAGAAAACATCAGCAAGTGGACGCTCTACGAGGTGGCTCAGTATTGCGACCAACTGGTCCCGGATGGAAAGGGAGGCGATGGTGTAGAGCCTCGTTATACCTGTAACGTTTACGTGCAGGATCGCAATGACGCCTATACCGTCCTGCGTGACTTCGCGGCCATTTTTCGGGGTATGGTCTACTGGGGAGGAGACCAGATTGTTGCCCTGGCTGATATGCCTCGCGATGTGGATTACACGTATACCCGGGCAAATGTGATTGACGGTAAGTTTACCTACTCCAGCAGTTCCGCAAAAACGCGTTACACCACTGCACTGGTGTCATGGTCAGACCCGGCCAACGCCTATTCTGACGCCATGGAACCTGTTTTCGAGCAGCCACTGGTAGCGCGCTATGGCTTCAATCAGCTGGAAATGACTGCCATCGGATGTACCCGTCAGTCGGAGGCGAACAGGAAGGGCCGCTGGGGTATCCTCACCAATAATAAAGACCGTGTCGTTACGTTTGGCGTTGGCCTTGATGGTAATATCCCGCAGCCGGGTTACATCATCGCCGTAGCAGATGAAATGTTGGCAGGTCGTTCCAACGGCGGTCGCATCAGTGCTGTCAGCGGGCGAGTCATTACTTTTGACCGCAACGTTGATGCCAAACCCGGTGCGCGCCTGCAGGTTAACCTGCCGTCAGGAACCTCCCAGAGCAGGACTATTCAGTCCGTTAACGGCGCCCGCCAGGTAACCATCACCACCCCATTCAGCGAAGCCCCTCAGACGGAGTCCGTGTGGGCTATTGAGTGGGATGAGCTGTATCTGCAGCAGTATCGTGTGGTAAGCGTGTCCGATAACAGCGATGGCACATTTACTGTATCTGGAGCTGCCCACGATCCGGATAAGTTCTCCCGTATCGATACCGGCGCCATCATTGACGACCGTCCGGTGAGCGTAGTTCCACCGGGACATCAGGCTGCGCCGGAGGGCGTGTCCATCACGTCATATTCAGTAGTGAACCAGGGCATCAGCGTTGAAACCATGCAGGCCAGTTGGGCTGCCGTTAAAAATGCCATCTCGTATGAGGCTCAGTGGCGCCGTAACGACGGTAACTGGGTCAACGTTCCGCGCAGTTCTACCACCTCCTTCGAGGTGAGCGGCATTTATGCTGGCCGGTATCTTGTGCGCGTCCGGGCAATCAACGCTGCAGAAGTGTCGAGCGGGTGGGCGTACTCTGAAGAGAAGACGCTGACGGGAAAAATCGGCGAACCGCTGGCGCCGGTAGGGCTGGCCACCACCTCGCTCACGGCCGGCATTGAAATCTCCTGGGGTTTCCCGGCTAACTCGGGAGACACTCAGCGGACCGAAGTGCAGTACAGCCAGGATCAGAACGGCGCAGGCGCTCTGCCGCTGACCGACGTTGCGTATCCTGGCAACCGCTATCAGCAGATGGGCCTGCAGTTCGCACAGCAGTTTTGGTACCGTGCCCGACTGGTTGATCGCCTGGGCAATAAATCACCGTGGACCGGCTGGGTTTACGGTATGGCCAGCGACAACATGGACGACTACTACCGCAACCTCGACGATGCGATCCGCGATACAGATACCTGGGGAGAGCTAAACAACGGTATCAAAGACAGTTCTGATGCCGCACAGCACGCGCAGGATACCGCTGACGCGGCGCAGCGCTCAGCTGATGCGATGGCTAATGATGTAGACAAAAACGCCGCAGACATCACGCAGGCCGTGCAGCAGGGTAAAACTAACGCCGACAACCTTGCCAAAGAAGTGCGCGACCGCGCCGCCGGCGATCTCGCCAATGCAAAAAAATCAGCTGACGATGTTGCGGCTGCAGTCAGGAAGGCCGAGACCGATGATGCTGCTCGCGCTAAAGAAGCCGCCGATAACCTGCTGTCTGCAAAAAATGAGGTCGAGTCGCAGATCTCAAGCACCAACACCACTATGCAGGACGGATTCGACAGCCTGGCGCAGCAGATTGCGTCCGTTTCCGCCGGCACCGGTGAGCAGTTCGATAGCCTGAAAATCTGGTATTTCGATAACGGCCCGGAGGGCTGGAGCACCGATGATACCGGAAACTCTCTCCTGCCCACGACCGATGAGGGATGGGTACTACCAGCTGGTAGCTCGTCAACGATGCGCTCACCGAATCCGCTGGCCATTGATGGCACTGCTTACAAATACCTGCGCCTGCGTATTCAGCGCGTGGGTAATCCTGTCTGGCGTGGCGCCATGTACTGGATCGGCGCTGATGAAACAGGCTGGGCTGATACCCGCCGACTGATCGTCGATGAACCAGCGTTCGACCCGGCCACGGGTCTGACGGTGCTGTCGATTGCGGATATCCGGTGGGGGGCTTCCGGGACTATTCGCCGGCTTCGCTTTGACTTTTCCACTAACCAGGACGCAAAGAATTATTTTGCCGTCGACTGGTTAGCGGTTGGCCGGCCGACGCCGGGCGCCAGCCAGGCGCAGATCCAGGATCTGCGTTCGGCGATGACGTCCGCTGACGCTGCGGAGGCTGCTGCACGCAATACCTTGGCGGTTCAGCTGCGCGGTAATGAAACCGGCACTGACCCGAACAAGCTGGTCAGTGGCCTGCTGTATAACGAGCGCAAAACTCGCGTGACAGCGGAGCAGGCGATAGCGTCGGATGTGAATACGCTGCGCACTGACTACAACGCAAATAAAGCGTCAGTTACGCAGCGCCTCGATACGCTGACCAGCGAAAATCAGGCCCAGGCAAACTCTCTCACCCAGCTTGATTCCGGGCTCAAGGACGCGAACAGCAAGATCGGAGCCAACAGCTCGGCGATTCAGAGCCTGAAAACCAGCGTTACGGCGATTGACGGGCGCGTGTCTGCTAACAGCCAGGCGCTAACCGGACTGACCAGCACGCTCAATAACATGCGCGTCGGCGGGACCAACCTCATCCCGAATTCAGGTTCACTCGCGGGATTTGGGGATATCGTTTCCGGCCAGCTTTATAAGGGGAACGCGATAAAGCGGCTGGCCATCGCGAGTAATGCCACCGGTAGCTATATCGATTTTAACTATGATCTGCCCGCACCGTTTGATGCAGAGGACTGCGTCATCTCGTTCTATGCGAAGGCCAGCACCGATAAAACCCCGATCAGCTGCTTTCTTTACAGTCCGAACGCAACCATTCGAAGTGAAAACAGCCAGGGAGTCGTTACTGTCAGTGAAAATGGTTCGGACGGTAAGACTGACCTCATGCTGTCGCTGGACTGGGTTCGTTACTGGGTCAAATGGAAGCGTAAGCCTGGCCAGATTGGCGGCACCAAGGTCATTTTTGGCCGGCTCTACAAAGTAAGCTCGGCGCGAGAGGTGTTCATCTCATCGCCGAAAATGGAAATAGGTACGGTTCCTACTGAGTGGAGCGAGGCGCCGGCAGATAACGCCAGCGCAACGGCGCTGCAGGGGCTGACCACCAGGGTCGATGCAGCCGAAGGAAAGATCGAAACGGCCAGCCAGGCCATCACTCAGCTGCGCGGCGACGTGTCGTCTATGCAGGGCGATCTTGCCAAGAAAGCTGATGCCAGTGCGCTGCAGCAGCTTCAGACCACAGTTACGCAGCAGGGTAACGCGCTGTCAACTCAGGGCAGCGCCATAACTGAGTTGCAGAACAGCGCCACAAACGGGAAAAAGAACTGCTGGGTACAGCAGCTGTTCTATATCCGGGCGTCCAGCTCAACTTATATCCCGTCGCTGTCGGATCTGGCAGGCGTGCAGCCAGCGTCTATTTCTGAGGTGGCCGATGCCGCCAGCCTGGATTTTACATCTGCGGGCTCGAACGTATACGCATATTTCAAGGCCCTGGTTTACGTCAGTGCCGATAAAGAGGTGATCTGCAAGCCCGGCTCGCGGGTCATGGATGATACTGGTCAGATCTACATCAACAGCATCAGCGTGGCGAAACTCAGCTCGACGGAAGTTGCGGTCACGCTGCCGTTCAAAAAAGGCTGGAACACTATCGAGGTAGTGACCCAGCAGTGGTCCGGAAACGCATATTTCCGGCTGGGCCTGAAACTCTCTGACAACGTTGACAAGATGTTCTCCGGCGCTGGCCAGCTCGCTGCCGCCAGCGCATCGCAGGTACTTAATTCGCGCGTGGAGGCGACAGAGGGGAACCTGACATCGCAGGGCCAGTTAATTACTCAGCTGAATAACAGCCTCGGCGATGTTAATAAAGCGCTTGGTAATAAAGCCGATGCCTCGGCGCTGGCCTCGCTGACAAGCCGGGTTTCAAATGCAGAGGGGAAAATTGCGTCGCAAAGCGAGAGCGTAACCAGTTTATCCAACTCGTTGAGCGGTATTGCGGCCGATATGGATGCGTCAGGGAAACTCCCTGGCAACCTGGTGCCAAACGGGTCATTCGAACGCGAGATGAGCGGCTGGACCTGGTCATCTGACGTATGCAGTGTTATGACGGCAGAGAACCCGCGGAGTGGAAGTAAAATCCTGAAGGTGGTGGCCGGGAAGTCAACTTCGATTACCTCCACCACAACCATTAATGTGACAAAAGGGAGGACGTACAGATTTGGAGGATTTGCTCGGGCTAAGGCCGGGAGCACGATGGCGTCCGGGAGTGCGGGTAATAATAAATTCAGGTTTGCTTACGCTGACAATTCCGTCATTGCCGAGGCCCGGTTTGACCCGTCCGCAATAGCCAGCGGCACTGCGTGGAATGCATTTTCTGCTGAATATACGGCGGCAAAAGACGGCGAAATGACCATGGGCATACTGGTTAATCTGTCAGCCGGCGAAATCTATATTGACGACGTTTATCTTGTTGACATAACCGAGGCCAAAAATACGGATGCGAATTCCCGTGCATTAAGCGAGCTTACGACGCGCGTGACGACAGCCGAGGGCGCTATAACAAGCCAGGGGCAGAGCCTGACCAGTCTGACAAACTCCCTGAGCAGCCTGTCGGGAAGGGTGGAGAATAAGGCTGACGCCTCGGCGCTGAATTCGCTCACAAACCGGGTATCGGGCGCAGAAGGCAGGCTGGCGTCCCAGGGTGAAAGCATCACGGCACTGAGCAACAGCATCACCGCCGGCGAGAACCTGGTGCCTAACCCGAATATGCTGAATGACGGACAGGGCTGGGCGAAGCAGGGTGCAGCGACTATTGACGGTTACCCTGCGCTTTACTCAACGACGGGGTGGCAACCGTCATCGGGGAAATTCCAGGTAACTCCCGGGGACGTTCTGGATCTGGCCGTCAGTATTCAGGTTAGCGCCGCTGCCAGCCTGTCCGTGGGGCTCCGCTTCGACGGTCCCGGCGTCAGCAACGTGACCGCTTACACCGGCGACCACGCCTTCACTGCCGGTGAAAAATACCGGTTTGAGAAAACCGGGATCGTTGTGCCGGCGGGATGTACGACGGCGTTCCTGCAGACCAACGGGCACACCACGGTGACCGTTTCTCTCTACAATCCCGTCATCACGCGCAGGACTGCGGCGGTCACGGCGAACGCAGCGGCTATCAACAACCTGACCTCGCGCGTTACCTCCACCGAGGGGAAGATCACCTCTCAGGGGCAGAGCCTGACCAGTCTGCAGAGCACCCTCAGCGGGCTGTCGGGAAAGGTTGACGGTAAGGCGGATGCCGGCGCCGTGAACTCGCTGACAAACCGCGTGACGGCGGCAGAGGGAAAACTTACGGCCCAGGGCCAGAGTCTGACCAGCCTGCAGAATTCGCTGAGCAGCTCGGACGCCAGCGCTGACGCAGACGGCAATATTCCGGGCAACATGGTTGCTAACGCCTCGTTTGAGCGCGGGCAGGGCGGTTACACGACCTGGCATGAAAAGGTGACCGTCGTCACCGGTGGAAACTTCGGCAGCCGATGCGCCAGATTTTCTTCCGGCGCGGCGGCCGGCATCGGTCAGAAAATCACGTTCAGAAAAGGCAGGGTTTACCGCATTGGCGTCTATGCAAAACAGGATGCAGGCACCGTTATTCAGGATACCAGCAACACCAAGTTTCGCATTGCCGACGCACGGGGACTTGTGGAGTCCCGGCAGTATGGCCCGTTTACTCAGGCATGGCAGGAGGTTTCTTTCGAGTGGAAGGCGACGCGCGACGACGCGCTGGATGTGCAGGTCACGGCATATCTCTCCGCCGGCGCGATGTATTTCGACGATTTCTACGTGCTCGATGTCACTGACGAGAAGAACATCCAGGCCAACGCCGGGGCGATTTCTTCTCTGCAATCCAGCGTTACCAGGCTGGGTAACGACATCACGTCGCAAAGTGGCGCGGTAACCAGCCTGTCGAACTCCATCGATACTATCAACAAAGCGAACGGAAACCTCTGGGTTGATGGCTCCTTTGAGTCTTACGCTGAGGGGACAACGCTCAGCGGCGCCACGGCGATGGTGACCCGGGCGTATAAGTATTCAGGGAGCCAGTGTCTGCGCGTTCGCCGTGATGGCGGTGACAAAGGCAACAGCGACAAGACTATTGGAACCCGTACAACCGTTCGTGACCAGGGGGTCTTTCGCATTGAGTTCTACGCGATGATGCCCGCCGGCGAGTCACCGCCGTCAGGCTGGAACGCGCCCGTCGGCATTCACGTGCAGGACGCGGAGAACGCTAACCAGTGGATTGAGGCTACCAGAGTAACCGAAGCGGCGCTGAGCGGCCGCGACAGGTGGGTGAAGTTCTCCGGGACGGCGGCACTGCCCGGAGGAAAAACCCGTGGCGTCCTGTGGATCTCCACACGTGGAACAAGCGGCGGAGTTGGCTACAACCTGTTTATTGATGATCTGGTTATCACCGATGTAACGGATGCCGCCGGCGCGCAGAAAACTGCTGACGCAGCTTCTACGGCGCTTACCAGCCTGACGACGAAAGTTACCAGCGTCGACGACCAGGTAACGGCCAACTCGACAGCACTGGCGAAACTGACATCGCGCGTCAATGATGCCGAGTCGTCAATCACCGGCCTGAATGAAACCGTGGCTCAGAATGGCCTGGCGATGGCCAACGGGTTTAACCAGATGCGCAGCATGATCGGCGATAACAGCGCGTCTATCACGCAGACTAATAAAACGGTCACGGATCTGGAGAAATCCACGGCAGAGCAGGTCAACACGCTGAACTCGAAATATGGCGACATGTCGGCGACGGTGCAGCAGACGGCATCAACGGTCGCTGATATCAACGGCAAGCTCGGGGCGAAGTGGGGCGTCAAGGTTGCTACGGGGAACGGTGGCACTCCGGTGGTCGCCGGCATTCAGCTGGGCATTAACGGTAGTGGCCAGAGTCAGTTCCTCGTCTCTGCAGATACGTTTGGGGTCTACACGCCCGGCGCAGCAGGTAATCAGGTGATGGCGTTTGCCGTGGAGGGCGCAACCGCGTATTTACGTAGCGCCATGATTAAAGATGCGAGCATCAATTTTGCGAAAATATCTGACACTATTCAGTCCACAAACTACGTGCCCCGCCAGCAGGGATGGCGAATTGCGAAGGGCGGGGGAAGTGAATTTCACAACGTCTTAGTCCGGGGGGAGGTCCACGCTGACTCCGGGGTGTTTAACGGAACGATAAATGCCACAGACGGTAAATTTACCGGAACCGTTGAGGCCAGGAACTTTATCGGTGACATTTCGAACTCGGGACGATTCCCGGATTTTACATTTGACGACAGAAATAACGGCGTAACGCGCATAGTACATTATGACTCAGGAGACGCTTCCCAGGCTAAGACATATACTGTGAGTGGAATGTTGTATAGGTATATTGGAGGAAAGACGATGGAGGTAGGTATATGGATAAATAATATAGAGATTGTTCATATGAAAGTAACAACTGAAACCAATGTCCAGTACTCAGCATCAAGATATATACCAATACAGGCAACGCTCAGTGGTATCTATGACCGCAACGTGCCCTGCGAAATACGGGTTGATGAAACATGCCAGATCATTTCAGCTCATGCAACCATGACGCGAGGCTCCGGGGGATGGTCATCCTGATATTGTATTGAGAGAGATAAGGGCCCTGTGGGGCCCTTTATTAATGACAGGAGAGGTTATGGCCACAATCAGCGACGAATTAGCCACAAGCATTCAGAAATGTTTTAACAAAATCTATACCGACCTCGCGAATCAGGACTCATTCTTTTTCGGGCCGTCTGGTGATGTAACACTAACCAAGCCCGATGGAGCGACGGCCAGGATAAAAAGCTGGTCATATTTGCTGGCAACATTAAATATGATGGGGTCTACTTCAACAATAAACACCTGGGCAAAAGATCAGATGTTCGGCGGAAGCGTTACGCTGTCTGGTGATAATTCGATGTTTCTGATGGGAAAGGATTCCGACCTTGGAATAGTTAAGAAAAGTGGATCAGCAACAAAAATAGTGATGGGTAAAGGCAAGAATGTAACCTTTTCCGTGGCACCGGGAGCTAAGATTGGAGTTTCCGACAGTGTGCTTGATGTTGCCTTTATAGATAATTACGGATCTCTGACATCACAAGGTGGGATATACGCCAAACTGGTAGAGTTGACTGGTCCAACGCCCTTTATTGACTTCCACTACAACGACTCAACTGCCGATTTTACTCATCGCATAATAGCCGACTCTGCGGATTCGCTGACGGTGAGTAGCAATCTTAATATAAATAGAAGCATGTGGATCAACGATTGGTTGACAGTAAATAAAACCATTAGGTCTAACACACAAATTGTGGCTCAATCGGCTGCTGACCCTGGCGGAGGTAATGGCGCGATCCTACAAACGCCCTGGTACGTTGGCCAGTTTAACGGCAGAGGGTCAGACAGCAACGGTCTGGCGGGTGTTGGTCTTTGGTTTGAGGAGAGCGTGGGGTACAACCATCGCGCCGTTCTACGAGTGCAGGGGTACGGGGGGCCGGTGCGGTACTGGCAATTCATGAATGACGGCAACGTGTACGGGCCGAATGGAATGCTAGCGTATAACGGCACCTCCGATGCCCGGTATAAAAAGCAGATCGAACCAACCGACGGCCAGCAGTCCCTGGACAACATAAACAAAATGGACCTGGTAACGTTCGTCTACGCCGACGACGAGCAGGAGCGGGTGCGGCGTGGCATCGTCGCGCAGCAGGTGCAGGAGATCGATCCACAGTATGTGAAAGAGGTCATTATGACGACTGGCAGCGGCCCGGAAACCCCTGCCGAGAATGTGAAAACTACTTCGCGCCTGACGCTTGACAACAACGTACTGCTGATGGACGTAATCTCCGCGATTCAGGTGTTGGCCCGGCGAGTAGAAGAGCTTGAAAAGCGCAGCTTATAGCGATGCACCTATCTCTTTCATTTTAGCCAGCACACGAGTCAACTCGTTCTCATCCAGTGCCAGCTGTGCAGCCATGAAAAACAGGATGTGTGGAGACATAGCGCGTGGTTCCGCGCCACCGGTATATTTTCTCCACTGACTGTTACTGGCCACGCCAGCCAAATCCGCCATTTGGTTTCCTGTAAAGCCCAGCCGTTCCTTCAGTTTTTCCAAATCTTCCGGTGACGGGGGAGTGTAATCATTGATGAGTCGCATAGAGTACCTGTCAAAAAGCCCCTTCCGGGGCTTCCTGTTAAATGAATTTGAGCAGTACCGTTGTGATGGTAGCGACCGCGCCGATAAGGCCGGATGCCACAACTATCGGATACCAGGCTGATTCCCTGTTGAGTTTTGAGGTTTCAGCAATCAGCTTTGCAATTTCTGCGTTAACTTTCGCTAGTTCTGCCTGGGTCATTTCGTTGCTCATTTGTTCATCCTTTCGGGTGTGGGCTGCGGCCTTTCCGCTACCTCATGTGGTTAACGGTAGCCCTTTTGGTGCTAACTGTCAAAGAGCACTGATCTAAAAGCCTAGAAATTTACAAAGGTAAAAAAACAAAGTCTGGTAGTAGGTTGAAGCTGCCAAATGGCCTTGCACCTATTGGGATGTTGATCTTTGAAAACAATAAAACTACTGTATATGCATTCAGTATCTATACGGTAATTGATATGCAGTTCATTAAACCATCAGATTTGCGCGAAATTGTCACGCTTCCACTTTTTTCCGACCTTGTGCCTTGTGGATTTCCATCCCCGGCGCAGGACTACGTCGAACAACGCCTTGATCTCAATGAGCTGATGATACGGCATCCCAGCGCAACCTACTTTGTAAAGGCCGCGGGCGATTCGATGCGTGACGCAGGGATAGGGGAGGGAGACCTGCTGGTGGTTGATAGCGCCAAAACAGCTGAGCATGGAGATATTGTGATTGCAGCCGTTGAGGGAGAGTTCACGGTGAAAAGACTGCAGCTTCATCCGGCGGTAATGCTCAAGCCAGAAAATCCCTCTTATCAACCGATATTAATCGGTGGAGAGGACAGTCTGGAGATTTTCGGCGTAGTCACGTACATCGTCAAAGCAGCTGGCTGA